TTTCAATCACATACAAAAAGATAAAAAAATTAAACGTATGTTTCAACGTTCATCGTCCCTTCTTTTGTCACCCGAATACCCCTAACTGCCCGGTTTAAAATTGATCTTGTCCTCTCGACGTCGTCATATGATGTTAAATCCGAAATCTCCTTCAAAACGTTCTTGGTCCCTTGGATTACACGTTGGTAGTCCATTACCCTTTGTTCCTCGGTGAGTATCACCTGGAGACGTTTCTCATGATCTGCAATTTCTTTTTCGTACTGTTCTTTTTCAAATTCATATTGGGATGAATCAATTTCTCCCAGCATGTGTTGACGCCTAATTTCAAACAACAATTTTCTGTTATCTTCGATCCGTTTGTTGAGCTTCCGCTTTTCTTTATCGAAATTGTTGGCAGGAGCTGAAATGCCTATATAGTCAGAACCTTGTTTTTCAATGGTTTCCAATGCCGCTGATAACCTTAGAATAATATTATAAATCAATTCATCTCTTGCTTCCTGATACGGCAACCAATGGTTGTTTTTACATCCGGATTCGCCCATTCGCCGGCGGCGGCTGCACATAAGGTAACGGTACTTTTTCCCCCCACGGCCTGTGGATGTCATGGTTACCATCGCAGATCCGCACTCGGCACAAAACATCATTTTGGCAAAAACGTTCACAAAGCTCCGGCGACCACCACGGCCGCCTTTTGATGTTCTAACGGCTTGAGCTAGGTCGTATCTTTCTTTCGGGATGATAACCGGATGAGTGATTTCCTTAGACCATTCCCACTTGCTAGGCGGATTTTTAACCAATTTCTTACGGCGATTCATCAAATCCATAATATCGTCATACACAATTTCTGATGAATATCTGCCTGCCACGTTGTATCCAGTATAGGTTGGATTTTGAAGAATGCTCTGAACAGTAGAGAGTGACCAGAGTTCCCCTTTATAAGAGGGATATACTATCTTTTGAGGATTGTCACCATTAAGATACTTGACAATCGACTTGTCGCCTAAACCTTCATCGATATACAAATCGTAAATCAGTACCACAATGGCTGCTTGTTCAGGTATTACTTCGTATGTCTTTCGCCCGTCAACTTTTACCTTTCGATAACCAAAAGCAGCTTTTGACGCAATGATGTTACCTTTATCCAGTATAGATTGCCGTATCCCGCGGCGGGATGAAATGCTGATATCCCCACTGGTATTCTGGTTAACCACTGATTTAATACCAAATAAGAGTTCGTCATCCTTTTTGGCTGAATCGTAACCATCCTCAATTGATACGACTCTTATTTTCAGTGCATTGACGAGCACTCTTTTAAGAGTAATTGCATCGAGTGCATCACGGCTAAAGCGGGAAAGAGAAGCGAACCATAGCGACCTGATCTGCCCCTTTTGAGCATCGCTGATCATCTGCCGCACATCTTCTCGTTCCACGATACTAGTTGCAGTGTCCCTGTCTGCATACACCTTCGTGATGGTAATGTTCTCCCTGGCGGCAATCTCCTTTATAAACGCTTCTTGGTGTTCAGGACTATCTTTTTGTGAGTCATACTTTGTGGAAACGCGGACATAACATCTATCCTCTTTTGTCATAAAGCATATCTCCTGTAATATATTTGGACAAAACTTCATCCAAATTGTACGATACAACTCCTTGAGAATCCAGATATCTTTTAATTTCATTCTTGGCTATTTGCCTAATTATTTCCACAGATGTTTCATCATCACAGACCCGCACAATATTAATTTCAAAGGATTTCTTTGCTTTCCCCATTTGTATCACCCACAATTATGCTATGAGAAGGGGCTTGGTTAACTTGCCCCTTCCGTTCAATCAGTCTGTCTTCGAAGCTTTTTCCTTTTCTACCAGCAGATTCAAATCACAGGCCAGTTTATAAAACGCCCGCCATCGGATCTTGCTGTACTTCCCCTCGCTGATCGGGGGCTGGAAAACGTGGTTATATACGTGCTGGTCCGTTATATAATCATGCTCAGTTGTCATGTACCGTTCCTCAATCAAAAACCTTTCCATGCGTGGCATCCGTTTTACGACCCGTTCTATCCGCTCACAAAAGCTTTTCTGTTTGGCCGGGGTGTCCACGTTATATATTGCGATATTGGCGGTTTGATCGCTCGTCACGTTGGTAGGGCCGTGAAACCGTTCTGTCGGCGATGCTGTGATGCTCGCCTCGCGTTCTTCGAAAGTCAGGAATTTGTACATCCTGTACCGCTCAAAGATCCCCTCCACGGCCTCTTGGGTGCGTTTGCGGTCAATTTCCGGTAAAAAGCTCATTTGCCCCAATCATCATCACCTCAACTTGCTGGGGATTCCCCGGCCGAAGCCGGGGCTTGTATGTTCCAATCAAAACGGCAGCTCATCATCTCCTGGCATCGGCGGGCCTTCTTCTTCCTGCTCCGCAGCTGCCGCGGCCTGCTCAAGTGTCATTTGGTTCGGATCGTGTACATCTACTGTTCCGTCCGGGTTGATCGTCCCGCGGACGCCCTCACGCGGTTCGTTGAATTCCTCAATGCTCATCTGGCTTGGCGCCACGCCGAGCGTTACATTCCGGCCAGCGAATTTATACAACTGCTGGGCCTTGTCGTCCCGATCGCCTTTAATACCGAATTTCATGACCGTCTTTTTGCTATCACGCTGCATGGAGATGAATTCCGCGGAGATATCGCCGCACACGTCATCCCCGCCGACTTCCAGCGAGAGAACCACGATGCTGCCGGAAAGCTCAAACAGTTCCATTTCGTCGCCGGCATCCTCCGTACCCTTGATTTCAAACTTCAAAACTTCCTTCTTGTCGTCTTTCTGCATCGATTTAAACAAAACGTTCATAGTGGTTTTCATGGATTATTTCCCCTCTCGGAATATTTTTGGAGTAAGACTTGTCCTAGTTGGCAGCTTCATCAGCAATAAAGAAATTTCCCCATCCGTCACGCTTCAGTTTTCCGTCAGCAGCCGGACGCACTTTCAATTTCTGTCCGCAATTGTGGCATTCGACGGATGTTTCATTTTCGGCGATGTATTGATTCCCCTTGTTTTTGCAGTCAGGTTTTTGCACCAATACCGGCAGCGATAATGCGGCACGCCCTCTTTGTACTTAATGCCCGTTTTGAAGTGATCCGGCTCAGAGTTCTCGGCCTCGACATTAACCGACGACGGCCATACCATCTCTGAAATCGGCGTATGCAACGTTCGTGTCGATCCGATCAGATCCGGCTTCACAAATTCGGCGGCTTTAGTTGGTCTTTCGGGCGCAGTCTCCGCTGGAGCAACCTGAGACGCGGGTGGATGCGTCTCATCTTTCTTGCGATCCGAAGGTGGTGTTCTATTTTCGTCAGCAGGTTGGAGCGCCGGAGACGCCCCGAAAATAACCATGAATTTATCGATAATGGATTGTTTATGATCAATGGTAGGTGCTTCAATTTCCAATTCTCCGGACCCCACATTAGTTTTCAGCACGACTTTCAACCAACTCATTGACGATTTCCCCTCTCAAATTTTTAGTTGTGACTCAACGTAATTACAGTCATAGCAAAGATTGCGGCGATGCAAATATACGAATAATTGCGGGATGCTTCTTTATTTGAATCCTGTTCTGCGATTGTGCCTGCGAACGATATGCCGGCGATAACACTCAGGAAGATGATCACGATCCACTCGCCTCCTTCGGCTCCAGCATCTTTTTCAGAACTTCTGCATTGTCCGTAATTCGGTTCAGAGCCGTAACCATCTGCGGGTTAATCCCGCCGTTTAACATTTGCCGAAGTTGATTTTCCCAGTCGCCCCAATCCGAAAGCCTGATTCCATAGTCGTCAAGAACGTTCTTGACTTTGTGAAACAATTCAGACTGTTTCTTCATACGGTCTATTTCCCGTTGCTGCTCCTCATACTGCTTCCGGATCTCGTTGACCTCATTGACCAGCTTGGAGCCTACATGCTTGCCGATTGACTTGCACGTTATCTTTTCTTCCAGATAGGATTCGAACATTTCGCGTCGACTGTTAAAAAACGGGTGCCGGTCGGGTTCAATCCTTGACATGAGCAAATACATGTACAAGCTAGGTGGGATGTCAATAATTCGGTGTTTGGCCGAACGCTCCGACCGAAGCGCCCCTGTGTCCGGATAGTAATATATCAATCCGACGTCCTCCGGTAGCTCGTCCTTTTGAATGAGTCCCTTCGGGCAAACGAAGCTGAATTTGTTGCAGTATGCCATGTATCCCGGCCATTTCTGATCCTTCATGAAGTCGCTGCGGCTCACCTTTACCTCGTATCCCGTCAGGCATGGATTTGCCCAGCTTCGTTTCATGGCGAGTGCATCGAATTTCAGCAACTCCTTGTTATCCCATGTTCGGCCCGTCTTTACCTCGGTGAGAAACAGATCATCCGTATGCCGTTTTGAGAGCGCCAGCTTGATCTGGTCCGATCTTATGGTAGCCATTACCTCTCGCCACCCTTACGAATATATTTATTGTTGTAGCCCTTCTGCGAGCCGGTGATTGTGTTGTCGACATACCGCGGTGGGGGTGGACCATCCGCGCCGATCTCCTTCAAATGCGCCTCAAGACGCTCTCGGGACCATGTTTCTACTTTAAGACCCTTGTCCAGCATGCGGCACCTCCCGTAACCGATCAATTTCCCGGCGCGCCGCCGCCAGTTCCTTTTTCAGCTGCTGAAACCTGCTACTCATTGCGTAGTAATCGAGCATCCACTCGACTCCTAACTCGTTTTGCCGGCGCAGCTGCTGCTTGAGGGATTCAATCTCGTCGTCTCGTTCTTTCAAAGTCCGGAGCAGTAGCCCAAGAGCGCCGCCGATCACCACGCTTTCGGTCATCGGAACGTATTGCAATGAGTGGCGGGCTGAGGCGATCGCTTTTTCGATTTCCGTCATTTCCATCACAGCTTTTTCCCTCCATGCCGCTGCGGCCGCGTCGCATTGTAGGCCATCTTTTCTACGATCGCTTGCTCCAAGTCGATGCCGTAGATTTCGGCCAGCTTTGCAACGTTTTGGATTACAATGGCGAACCAAAATGCCGATCCCGTTCGGTAGCACTCCGATAAGTTGTAATGAATAGCATTCAGATTTTCAGCAAAGGATTTCGTTTCTTCCACGGTTTGTTCTGTAACTGGAGCCGCCTTTTTGTACCAGCGTTCCAAAACCTCGCCCCATCCGTACTTCCCGCAGGCATCGAATACGCGGATGCAGATGTCGGCCAGCTCGGACGGGATGCCGCAGGGCTTCCATGTTTCGTCCACCGGTTCTACTGAGAGCTTGATTTCCATGCCTGCTTTCTTTTCGTACCAAATCGCATCCGGTTCAGCTCCATTCCGATGATCCTCCAGCGCTTCGGACACTTCCGAGTGGATCAAGACAAGGACCTCCCCGAGGCTACGTTCCTCGTCCCACCAGCCTTTGCTGACGGCGTTCTGATGCGCCGCTTGTACATATTCGTTAATGGATTTCATCCGTTCATCTCTCCCATTCATATATTCAAAAGGCAAGTTCGAGCTGTATGATGCAGCATCACGTTCATTCATCGAAATCTCCTCCTTAGAGAGAAAACTCCATCTGCCCGGCGCCGACTGCTTCCTTATACCGTTCCAATGTCAAAACATTTCCGGATCCCGTGCACAGCTCTGGCAGGTTTGCCCGGACCAGCGCCTCCGCAAACGGCGGCGGTACGGCGTTACCGCAGCGGGCGACTTGCGCGCTCTTGGAATACTTGCGGCCGTCGGCGTCGACGTCGATGATATAATTCGGCGGAAAGCTTGGGCGGCAAACAGCTCGTGCGGCTCCAGCATCCGCATGCCGATGTCGACGATTTGATAATCCACGTCATGGAGAGTAACCAGGCCGAACCGGTCCTTCGTGGTTACCGTGTGCAGCGGGTCGTCCAACTGCTGGCCGTTATCGGCGCTGCCGTAATATTTGAGCAGGAATGCCCGAACCTCTCCGACGTGCAGACCACCAGCGGTTATTGTCGCATCGGATCTGTGACGGGTTGACCGTCCTGGCAGGTTCCGCGGAGCTTGACAAGATGGCTCGTCACCAATGCGCTGTGCCCGCCGCCTCCTGCTGTCACTGTCCCTACAGGGTCGTCAATACTGCTGCCAACAGAATTCCCGAAGTGTCGCGCAAGGAAAGCAGATACCAATGCATGCTTGCGGCCGCCAGCGACCACCGTCCCAAGTGGTTTGTTCAAACCGGGTACTCGCGGTACTTGATTCGGCCCCTCGCCGTATCCGATCTCGATCATAGTCGGTGTGACCAGCCCCCAACCGTTTTTAGATGTTACCGTCTTGAATGGCTCGTCGATCGAATCAGTGTAATGATGGTTTGATCCGCTATGGTTGACACGAACAATAAAAGGGCGCGGATTATCCGTTACAAACCGCTGAATCCCCCGGGCGATCCGGCGCATGGTGTTTTCGGCCAGCGGCCGACTCCGTTCAAAGATGCTTGGGCATGGGATCGACCAGTCGATGATCTCCGCCGCCGTCCGCCATGGTTTCCGCTTGCCGGCGAGCACTTCCGGGCTGTCCGGTGCTCCATGTGTCGGCTCCGGCCATACGATCGGGCGGCCGTCGCAGCGAGCAACGAGGAATAGACGCTTGCGGATTGTCGGGGCGCCATAATCGCATGCCCGCAGTTCCCGCCATTCGACCCGGTAACCTTGCCGTCGGAGAGCATTCACGAAGGTCCGGAACGTCCGCCCCTTCTGCTTCTTGTCCGGGTAACCATCAGGCGTCAGCGGCCCCCACGTTGTAAACTCCTCGACGTTTTCCAGCATGATGACCCGGGGCCGGACCGTTGCCGCCCATCGTACAGCCACCCAAGCCAGCGCACGGATTCCCTTTTCAACAGGCTTTCCGCCTTTCGCCTTGCTGAAATGCTTGCAGTCAGGCGAGAGCCATACCAGGCCCACTGGACGCCCGCCGGTGACTTCCCGGGGATCAACGTCCCAAACGCTCTCGCAGTAGTGCTCCGTTTCTGGATGGTTTGCGCGATGCATGGCGATCGCCGCGGGATCGTGGTTAATTGCAATATCTACGCTGCGACCGATTGCCATTTCAATCCCAGTGCTCGCGCCGCCCCCGCCGGCAAAATTGTCGACGATGATTTCTCTCATGCTGTTCCTCCCTCCTTACCTCGAATTCTTCTGATCAATTCCCAACGCAATCGCCATGCGGCAGATATCGAATTTGCTCCGTCCCAATATCCGGGCCGCTTCCGATCGGTTCTTTCGATACTTCCCGTAATTTTCGAGCATCCATTTTCGCTCCTTTTCGGTCATTACCAAATCCGGATCGGCCTGGATAGGCGGGCCAACCTTGGGCACTCGATTGATCGTGTCGTTGTCGAATGACAGCTCGTATCCCTCGCCGTTATGCATAAGAACTCCGGCCCTTTTCAAAGTCGATAGTACGGAGTTTACCGACCCCTTTTGCATCCGAAGAGCATGAGCTATGCCCGCACGGGTCTCGTGGGTGAAATAAGCCTCCAGCAGCTTCGCTTCGCTGCGCGTTATATATCCGTCTTCCAGCAGGTAATCGATCCGCTGTCCGATTTCTGGCTCCAATTTCGGCATGTTTTCCATCTCCTTTCCATCAAAACAAGAACTGCTGTTCCGTCGAATGGGTGTGACTGCCCGCCGCCGCAGGCTTCCCTGGGCGTTTGCTCGACTTTTTTGATTTCTTCTTCTTGGTTTTCTCGTACTCTTTGTATCCAGTCGGATCAATGATGGACCATATCACTTCACGCTGGTAATCCAACTTAAAATCATCCAGGGTTTTCTCACCACTTCGGACCCGATACACCGCCTCGCCGATCTTCGCTATGATATAGGCGTCCACCACGTCATGCCTTGGATTGCTGTATCCGAAATGCTCGAGGGCCGCCGCAGCCATCGCCTCTTTCTTTGCATCTCCTTCAAGTCGCTGCTTTGATCCTGGCTCTCCTATCCAGCCGCTTACGTTAACGAATTTCTTAACTGCATTGGGGGCAACTTCATCGTATTTCAGCCCTCTGCGCGTAATCATACTTTCTATGCCGCCGTGAATCTTAGCAGTTGTTATCAGCATCTTGTTACCGTTGGCAATGCCTTCTTTCATGACCACATCATCCGGCTTCAGTATGCTGTACACTTGATTTTCAAGCGACACCCTTTGTTCTTGGGTTATCCCGCCGGGAGCCGACTTCCCTTTGCCCTTGAGTACTACTTCCCTGATCGGATTCCCGTTGGCGCCCAGGATGACGACGCCGGTATTTGTCGCGGGGTCAATTCCAATAAAACGTGTCATGCTCTAACCCCTTTTATCGCCGCTTTTCAAGAAGATTGCCGTTATCTCCCCGCGTATCTCATAATTGTTTTTCAAGTTGATACACTCCCTTTTGTATCAATCAATGCGAAACTTTCCTCTTCCCGTTCTTTCCGTACTTCTGGTCTTCTTCCTCCGCTACCTCATTCCAGATCCGGGCGAATTCTTGCTCGAGGTATCCCCGCGCCAAGTCATGAGGGATGTACAAGGCCGACATTTCAGACATCATCCGCCGGGTCATATAGTCCAGCTCTCGGAGTTTTTCTTTGTAAAGCCAGCGGAATGAGTTCCATGTATGCATCATTTCCCGCTCGCAGTTCTTCCGTGTTTTTGGGAGCATCGCACTGCCCTCCTAATCCAGCCAGTCGGACGTGATCCTCTTGGCCGGGCTTTCCTTCGGCTTGTCCGTTTCCGGCGGCGCCGCCGTCGCTCCTGCCTTCTCTTCCTGCTGCTGATCCGGGAGAGGCCCGAGCTCCTGCCACTCATATCCGATTTGCTTGTAAATCTCCCGCAGGTGCGGGTCCCGCTGCACAAGCTGGCCGCGCCGATATCGTTGCATCAGGTCCGTCGTCCGATCATATACCGCCATCATTCGCCTGCGCTCCTCCGCGGACATGTCGCCCAGAGGATCATCCAGCTTTGCGGCCATATCCAATACGGCGACGCGGGCCTTCTCGTATTGCTCATCGTTTTGAATTACCTTTCCGCTCAAGCTCTTTCACCTTCTCTGCGAGTTCCGCCTTTTGTTCTGGGGTTAGGTTGATAAAGCGCCCCGTATCACTCTGGAACACCATTTCAAAGGTACCTGTTCCGATATCCCGGCCTTTGGCGACGATCAATTCAACTATTCCCTTCTTGATCGTGTCAGCATTGTAGTATTCATCTCGATAAAGGAACACCACCACATCTGCGTCGCTCTCGATATCCCCGGATTCACGCAGGTCAGACATCAGCGGACGCTTGTCTGGGCGTTTTTCACAGTCCCGGCCGACTGCCGATATGGCGACAACGCACACGTTCAATTCCCGGGCAATGCCTTTCAAGACTTTGGTGATGTACCCGATCCGCTCGTGATTCTGTTTGAATTTCCGTTCCGTATTAAGAAACTGCAGGTAGTCCACATAAACGACCAGTTTAGGGTGCTTCTTTTTGAGCTGCTTAACCTGATGCCGCACGTATTCGACTGTGGCGCCCGGGGTGTCATCAATGTATAGATCCCGGCTGGCTATGATTTCGACCGCTTTGCTGTAGGAGTCCCAATCGTTATCCGACATCTTTCCAGATTTAATTTTTTTATTCTTGATGCCGCCAATGGTGGATATCAAACGTTCAACCATCTTCAAGGCTCCCATTTCAAGGGAGAAGATCACTGCAGCCCAGCCGTCCTTTGTTACAGCGTTCATATCGTTCAGGATGTACTGCGTTTTCCCCATACTCGGTCGGGCCGCGTACACTTCCAGGTCCCCTGTTGATGCCCTCCGCTCATTTGGCTGATGTCATCGTTGGCAGTCTTGGCACCGGTAACCCCCATACTTTGGGCGCGCTTCATGATCGTTTGCCCGTGGCCCTCCAGGATCGAGGCCATATGAACGGGTCCGGTACCTTCCTTCCCCCGCTGCAGCTCCGCCAGCTCATTCATTTTGAGACGGAGTTCTGACAGGTCGCCTCCGCCGGTGGCCGCGATCTGGCGACCGACCTCTTGGATTTCCCGCTGTATCCGGTCAGCCCGGACGCTTTGCTGGAAATGCCCGAAGCTCGCTGTGCTTGGAACCGAATCACGGAGAGCCATCAGCCTTGTAATGCCGCCTATACGCTGTAGACGTTCGCCCCACTTGGTGACCAGTAACACTGGATCAAAAGGCTCCTTCTCCCCTTCGAAATGCTCCTTTGCGTACTGGAGGACTTTGAACAGGGTCCGGTTGTCCTCATAATCGCTGAAGTCGTCCGGGGAAAGATAACACTCGTCCATCAGTTCGTGGTCCCTCAACAGGGCGCCCAGAACGGCACGTTCAGCCTCCAGATTTACTTTTTGCGGGATAGATTCATGATTCATCCTGATTCACCCGCAGGCCGGCGAAGACTTGTTTCAGACGCCGGGCGATATGTTCCGGCATCGGCTTTACCTCTTCCCTTTCGTGGTACTCCTTAAGCTCAAGCTCCTGCCTCTCGTTCTCTAGGCGTTGTATTTCATAGATGGATAAGGCTGATTCTGTACGCACGCCTGATAGATTTCAGCCGGAGTTGGAGCAAAATGCTTGTTTATGCGGCACAATTCCCTGGTCTTCTGCATTGCTAACTCATTTGGAATATCGCTAAGGATGTCATGCCACACGGCTACCTCTTCCGCCGCCTGCTCGTCATCGGCCGTCCGGAAGCTCCGGTAAGCCCCCGCGATGTACTTCATCAGTAATATCACGCCTGTGCGATCCACGTTCCTCCATCTCCTTTCTAAGCAATCGGTCCAGCGCGCTGCCGCCCCCCTTTGAACCAGTCTCTGCTACTTGGAGCAATCCTTCCGGATCTACCACCTCGTAATCCTCATACCGTTTTTGGTTTAAATAGGTGGAAGGATGCGGGATGTGCTTTTTGTCCGTTTTGAGCAGCTTATGGGTCTCAGCGAAATTCGCTGTATTTTGAATGACGATTACAGGATCGAATGTTTTATCCTTGCACAGCTTTTCCCATACCTTCTTCGCATAGGCTTTTGCTATCTTGCGAGGATAGATTTCGTAGAATTGTTCAAACATCGATATATTATCTTTAATAAATATCTTTAAAAGATATATATCTTTATATGGGGTTCGGATCTGATACCCCAAAACTCCATCTTGAGGGTTCAAATCTGATACCTCGGGGGGATCAAATCTGATACCCCCTTCCCCTTCTTGAGGGGGGCTCAAATCTGAACCCCCACCAAGAGAAAACAGGTCATGTTCGTCGCTCACAAAATCACCACTTTTCGGGATGTCCCATTCATCATAATTTTTGTTGAATGCCAGTTTCCGAGGCGTGTTGCTCGTCTCCTTCTGAGTGACCACCAGCACCTTTGCTCTGATTAGAGCGGAAGTTTCGCGCTTGATGGTACTCTCCGGAAGCTGTGTCGTCTGCTGCAGGAACTTGAGTGCAAAATCATGATCCTTCCGCTGGAATCCATATGTGTAGCGCCAGATGATCATGATGATTCGGAACTGGGTGGCATTTAATTTCCGTGTTGCAATTTCCTCCAAGATTCGATGCGCGACCCGTGTGAATCCATCCTCAAGTTGCGGGTTTGCCATTCCTCCTCACCAACGTTCAGGATGATGTTTGAAGCAAATCGATAATGCCGTCGGCTAACTCGTACAATTCAGCGTCGGTTATGTCACCGGGATCGCCGTACCACTTCTCAATGAACTGCTTTACCTTGTCGCGTGGCTCCGGCTCGATGGTGTAGCCGTTGACCAGAGCCGATACAAACTCCCAGCCATTGTTTGCCGCGTATGATCTAACAGCTTGCAAGCGTCCATAGTTTGGGAGGGCTGATAACATCAGGCGAATGATCTGATCAACGTCGTGCCCGTCATCCTTGAAACTCTCGAGAGCCAAGCCCACTTCCCGCGGCAGCTCCACCTTCTGCTCGTCCACCGTCCGCTCGATCTGCTGCAGGAGCATTGCCTTTTCTTCCTCAAGCTTCTTGATTGTCTTCCCGTGCTTCATGACATCCGTTAATGCCTCGTCAAGCTGACCTCTGTACAATTCGACCTGCTGGATGGCCGCTTCCTTAAGGTCCTCAAGACGCTTATATTCCTCGGCCGTATATACATTTTTGTAAGGTTCCACGTTATACCACCTCGATCGTGTAATGTTTTCCTGCTTCGAATCCCCGCTGCCGGAGCGCCGCCTTCACGGTCATTTCCGCCAGCTGTGGATTGTTGTTCTCGCCTGACAAGTGAGTCAGGTATATTTGCTCGCCGCGGCCCCGGATGACTTGCTGCAGGGCCGCTGCCGTTTGCTCGTTGCTTAGATGTCCGATGTCGGAAAGAATGCGGGCTTTGACGCTCTCCGGCCGGCTGCACAGCGGCACCAAATCCGGATCGTGGTTTGCCTCGATGATGATGATCTGGCCCTCCATCATGTCGATGATGTCCTGATCGACGTGGCCCGTGTCGAGAACGATGCAGCAGCGGCCTCCGTTGTCGTCCTCCACCGCGTACCCGACCGGCTCCATGGCGTCGTGGTGTACCTTGAATGGGTAAACGTGCATCCTGCCAAGCTCGATCATTTCGTATTTGCTGAACCTGGTTTCTGCCGTCCGCCGCAGGTCCTCGTCTACGCCGGATATTTTGTGCCACTCTCCATGAGTCGCGTACACCGGAATCCGGAATTTATTAGCCAGCGGAAGCCCGCAAACATGGTCCTTATGTGCATGCGTGACGCAGATCGCCGATATATGATCCGGCCGGATGCCCGCGGCCAGCAGCCGCTTTTCGATTTTCGTTTTCGGGATGCCGGCATCGATCAGGATGATCTGTTCCCCGGATGTCACCGCGATGCAGTTGCCGGACGATCCGGATGCGAGGATGTCAACTTTCATCAGGAATCTCTCTCCAGTGCTCGTTCTCTTCCCGAATATCATTTTCTGAGAGCATCATCGCAAAATTCGCAATATTGGCGCACCGCCGGCGATATTCGTCATGAGAGGAACACCGCATCAGTTTACGAAAATTCTTCTCCAGTTCATTTCTTAGAAATTGATTGGTGTAGTTCTCCCAGCCACCTTTGTGCTCATTCGCCTGCAATTGTTTCTCCATTTGCTTCGAGAACTCGGCCACCTCCGGCCGTGGAATAATTTCAGTCATATCGCACGCTCCCTCATTGTTCTTTCCCGCCATTCCTTGTCAAAGGTGCATCCCTTGGCGGGCCACTCGTAATGCCGGCGCCCGAGGACAAATGATACAAACAGCCCCGTCTCCCGCTCGTAATACACGCCGTTCAGCACCTCCCCGGCCGGGGCCGGAGGGTTGTCCAGGTCAGCGCCGCCGAACAGATCCAGCTGCTCGGGCTTTCTTTCGTCTTTCAAGTAGGTCACCCTCCAGTTCCCGTTTGCAGGTCCAGCAGACCCGCAGATTGAAGAATATTTCGTCTCTACCAGGGTTTATTTCATTGCCGCATACCTGACAGTCAGGACGACGCTCGTAGATTTCGACCGCCTTCTGCATGGCTTACAAAGGCAGTTCGTCGTTCAATGATGCCTGTTTTTCTTGGATTTGCAGGTCCATGATTTTGAGGTAGGCCATGATTTCTGCGATGGTCGGTTGTTCGCCCTTGATTTTGAAATGCTTTGCCATATGCGCGTCTCGGTCCGCCTTATTCACAAGGCCGAGTTTCGCGAAGTTCTGCTTCATTTGGGCCTTGAGGGCGTTGATTTTGGCTTCCTCGTCCTCCTCGGCCTGACTCCCGTTCGGCTGATCCGATGATGGTGTGGATTGGGCGTTTGCTGCGGCCGTAGCCTGGTTCACCTCGTTCGTGATGTCCTTTCTTTCAAAGCTGGAAGCAGCCGGTGCAGGAGGGTGCTCCAATTCTTCGTTGCCAAAATCCAACCCGTATTGCTTCTTAAGCGCGCGCTGCTCGGCGTGCTTCCCGATCATATCCGGTTCCCATTTATTCCAGTTATCCTTGTTCTGCCCCGTATACATGTGGGCGATATGCTCTTTGTCCACGAAAACAGTAACCGGACGGTATCCATCTCGATAAGCGATTGAGTAGGCTCCGACGATGGGCCCACGCGGAAAAGTAACTTCGTGCTCAATTACCTCCCATTCGTCCTCACCTTTATCGTTTTTGAATTTGCGAGCTTTAAAGGTGTCGTTCGCGCAGACGGTCTGCGTATCCGGCGGCTGAAATCCTTCCTTTTCACGGGCCTTAGCGAGGTAGGCCTCAGCTGCGAACTGGATGCGGGCCTGGCTTCCGTATTTGATAAAGAAGATTTCGTTTTTGAATGGGTCCAGACGGTATGATGCTGCTTTATGAGCAAAGAGAAGGAATTCCGGATCCGTTGCAGTCGGGCAAAGGGATGTGCGGATTACGTCCAATACCTCTGCCGGGAATGCTTCTTTGATTTCTGGGGTAAGAATGATTTGAGTATTATTTGCCATGGGTTTTATGCCTCCTATAAAAAGATGATTTTAGTACGATTCAAATTTCTATGGACCAAATGCAGCCTGTCCGGCTCCGACTTATATACCAACCAGTTTTCCTGATTTAAGCCGGCCGCCTGGATCGCCTTCTTTTGCTTGAGCGTGGGGTTTTTACCGTTTTTCACCGAACCGCCACCTCCGGTTCGATTTTGAGCTCTTGATCATAAACCGCCCGCGCTGTGATCAGCTGATCGTACACGGCAATCTTGCCGGTATACTCGCCGATGCCATCGATAAAGGTAGGCACGATCAGGCCGGATTGTTTATGAAGCACCTCGATCAGCTCCAGCCCAGCAGCGATCTTCTCGCCCGTTGACAGGGTCGCATAATCTTTTCCGTCCATCTGGATCGAAAAGTCGGGCTCGTATTCGCCGCTGGTCTTGACGTATTTGAAGAGCCTGATTTTCAGTCTGGTGAAAAGCGATTGGACCTTGGCGGCCTGCAGTTCCGCTTCCTTGGCGCGGTATGATTTGATCGCGTCGAGGATAAAGACGGATTCTTTCAGGCTGGCAAGCGTATCGGCCTCGGCTTGCTTGGCGGCCGCGACTTCATCCTGCAGGCGCTGGCGGTTCGCTTCCGCGTGGATCAAATCCTCAAGCTCATCGCGCTTCTGCTCCAACTTCCGCATTTCATTCCAAAGCTCGGATATATCGATCTCTTCGGATTCTGCAAGCTCGGCTTCCAGTTCCTTACGTTTAGCGACTAAATCAGAATGTTCCTCACGCAGTTCCTCTTTCCGCCGTTCCTTGTTGTCGGTGACTGCCTTGACCGCTTCCTCGTCCAATGGCCGCTTGCAGGCCGGGCAAGTGTCTTCTATCTGTTCGTTAAAGACCTTCATATATCGAGCCTTTGCCGACTCTACTTGCTGCCGCGCAGCGTTGAGCGCCGACTGCACTGCTGACCTTTTTGCATTGACCTCCTTGGCTGCCTCGATCTGCTCAAAAATTTTCTGAACACGATCCTTTAATGCAGCGGATTCATTTTCCATATCTTCCGTGGCATTCACGCGTCCGGCAGGCGATCAAGCTGCTCCTGCAGTGTCTTGGTCCGGCTCTGTGCGGCGATATGCTGTTTCTCAAGCTTCGACTTTTGCCCGCCAGTGCCGCCGTGAATCTTCTGCAGATCGTCCAGCGAATGCTTTTTCATGAGCTCGTCCAGCTTGGCTGCGGCCGGGTTCAACTTGATGTCCTTCAGCTTCTGATCCGGGCTCGTCCGGCTCATTTCGGCCAATACCTCGACCTTTGCCGGCGGGATGGAGTATTTCAGGATTTGTTCTCGCTGTTTTGTCCAGTGCTGTGTAAAGAAGAATCCCGGGTTGTAGAGTGCGAGGAAGTCTTCCTTGTCGAAAAGAGCAGCCACCGCTTCCTCGTATTCCTTGGCTTTGGCGGGCACCGAATTGATGTAAAAGGCGTTCTTGCCTTTTTCGTCGATTTCCCTTGCGAATTCAATTTGCTCGCCGTCAACCTCTAAAGTCAGGGCTGAATAAACACGATCAAACTCGTAGGTTGTTGGAGATGGGTTATATTTGCTGCCGAAAATGTCTGTGCCGTATAAAGTCCATACAGGGCCTGTTCCAATGGATGTCTTGCCCTCGCCGTTCTGGCCGGATAGCTTTGTAATGTCGCCGTACTCGACCGTTGTATCGCCTTCAAGTCCGGCGAAGTTCCGAAGTCCGAGACGGATAAATCTGAAGTGCGTAGCCATTTGCAAACCTGCCTTTCCGTGATATTATCGATTTGGATAATTGCTTTTTGTCCGCTCTTCGGGGCGGCTTTTTTTATGATCGAATTCAAGATTGTATTTGCGCTCGTAGCATTTCATTTCACCGAGAAGCACTTTTCGCGCGGCCGGATCGGGTTCATCCAGGTACATCTCGTAAGCGTATAGGTAACGGTCGATGTCCTTTTGAATCTCAGGTGACAGGCAGCTGCGAAGCACTTGGAAGAGTTCGCTTTCTGATCGTGCTGAGACTGTAACTCCCATGAAAACCTCCGTTTTAGGGCTAAAAAAACCGATTTTGGCAAAAAAATAATAGGGGTCATAAATTTTGGCCCTCGACCAAGTCTTCCAGATCATCGCGAATCTCCTCGATGTCGGAGATCAAATCATCCAGACCTGTGTATGCAAATGTCGATAAAGAATCCAGGATGTAATGCGCGCTGTGATGCACATCGGATATGTCGATCTGGAGCTTATAAAGCTTCTGGATGACTGCTTCCGCTTTGGCTTTGATTTCTTCTGGCGTCAATGTGTTCGCCTCCCGTTATTCGTTTTCGCAATCTTCGCATTTCCGCGGATAACCCGGTATTTCGCCGTCAATGAATGATCCGCATACCTCGCAAAGAGTTCCGTCAAGCATCGCTTCTGCCATATCTCCCATCTTCGGTTCACCCCCTTTCGTGGAATATGTCTTCACGCCAGCGCCGCTTCCCGGGGCTGGATCAGATCGCCGTCACCCCACGTCCCCGTCAACTCGTGGCGGTATTTGCGGTACTCAGCGCGGGCGTCCAGCGCTTCGATGTACTTGTGCTCTGCCAGCAGACGGCGCTCCTTCTGTAAAGCGAGGGCCATCTTGCGGCGGATTTCGTTCGGATTCAAACTTGCTGCTCCTTTCTATGCCGTTTGTTTTTCCAACAATAAGCGGAACGTCTCGCGCCCCTTTGGAGTGACCAGCGTTTGGGTCCCTGCTTTGTCACCGCGGCCCCATTCCTTAATTTCGAACAAGTCAGGAACATGCTGGGCGTAAGGTTGAAGCTTTCCTTTGGCATCCCGATAAACATACCTGCGATCGAGCAACCATCCGATGAATTCACGTTCCTTGATTTTCAGTTCCTTGGCCGTTTCTCGGAAACTTGTTAACAGATTACGCTCTACCAAGTTGTCGAAGTATTCGGCTTTGGGCTGCATGATTGCAATCTGTTCGTTCGCCTTGCGGACCGTCTCAAGAGTGAGCCGGAACATCATTTGCGTTTGCTCATCCGCATGCGGCAAATATGTTTGAATGAACAAGTCATCGTTTGCCACGTACCCGCCGGTGCGTCGGATCGTTGGGAGAACTTCGCTGGTGACCCAACGTTTATATGCCTTGGCTTTGGCTTGAATTTCAGGGTTGTTGCCTTGCTTTGCGGCGCCAAAGATCAAACTGTATAGGCCAGATTCATTGATGAATTTCTTTCGTTGCTTTCTTCCTAAGGAGTCGATGACCTCCTGGTCCGTTAGGTCATCTTCGTCAACGTGATTTGGAACTGCTGTATATGGATTAGAAAAACTTAATGCCTTTGCTGCTTCAGTCGCTCCAAACCATTCCACACCATCTGCAACCAGTACTGGTAACTCGCCGAACAATTCATTTTTGAAAACTTGTTGTTTGTTCATTTCCTTCCTTCCTTTCTTTCAGCTCCGCCACCAGCCACAGCCGGAATGCGAACCAGATATTAAATGCGACGACCAATGACATGATCAGCAGGAACGTCCTCATTTCCGTGGTTTGATGCCGGTATCGCGTTCGATCGCGGCAATCTCCATCCAGACAAAGTCGACAACTGCTGGATCGATAAGACCGCTAGCGAGGAATCGATGAAGGTTGTTGTAGTGCTCAACCACCTCAGCGGAAATGTTGTTGATTTCAGGCATTGACCTCTTCCCCCTCCGATTCCCTTATTTCAAATGGCCCCGCGTTTTCCGTAATGTAAATTTTCAAGCCAAGGGCATCGCATACTTTGTTGATTGAGTCCTCATTCCATCTACGCTCACCGGCCAACAGATCAGAGATATGTTGGTAGCTGTACCCTGTGGAACGCGCGATGTCGGCTTTTTTAACGCCTGTCTTGTCCATTGCAATTTTTATGGCTTCTGTAAAATTCATGGTTCTAATCACCTCCTGTGGTTCATATTATCACGCTAATAGCTTTATTTTGCAAAGCGCAAAATAAAGCATATAGCGTCAATTTTAAGAATAAATAAGATAAATACAGCTAAGTGCTTTATTTTTCTTCAATTTCCAGCTATATGCGTGTTTACTTTTGGGTATAACAATGATAGTATTCAATACAGCAAATAGCTTTATTTTATGGAGGAGCGATAACAGTGGAGAATTCCAACCGTATAAGGGAGATTAGAAAGGAATTAGGATTAAGCGGCCCGGAAGTGGCAACAAAACTGGGGATATCAACGCAATATCTTTATGATATTGAGCGTAGTAAGCGCGGTTTAAGCAGCGAGATTCTCAGCCAACTTTCTGAAATATTGAAGTCCACAACAGATTATTTACTTAAAAAGACAGATGTTAATCTATATGGAGTAGAACTAAAAAATGAAAACTCCGATCCTCATGAAGAATCGGAGTTGGCCGAGATACCTATAGAACGACTGAATCAGTTCAAACTATCTTATAAAGGGCATGAGTTGAGCAAGGAAGAAGCAGATGATGTTATCGAACTTCTGGAAGCTGCTTTGAAGCGCTGGAAGAAATAACGCGTTCCAAATAATTCTCGACTTCAGAAACATCGACATTTTTCAATTTTAATAGTTTTAGGTAATCTTCTAAATCAAGCACTTCAGGGTTTGGCATAGGCTAATCATCACTCCTGTTGTAATATATTTCCGAAATTGATGTTAATTTGAGTATAGCACCATCCATGCAAAAATGCGAACAAAAAAGCGAACATAATGTGTACAGAATTCGAACGGAAAGGAGTACAACTTTTTGGCGTTCCTACTCGGGGACTGCCTGCTCCTGGACCGACTTAATGAAAAGGGGATATCACAAGCTGAATTTGCAAGGCACATGAACTGCTCGCGATCTTATGTAAGCCAATTGATTAGTGGTAAGGCTACAATGTCGCTTACATTTGCAATTAATGCAGCCCATTTTCTCGATTGTCGGGTAACTGATCTTTATGTACTTCACTGGTCCAGAGACAGGAAGGAGTAGAAAATTACTCCGCCCCTGAGTAATTTGTTAAGCTATGAATTAACACACCTCCTTGAATTACGACCTATTATACTTGCAAGAAGTTACATCGTTTGTCATAAAGTGTCGAAAATACATACTTGTAAAATCATCCAGTCTCACCACCTTTCAAGAACGCAAAAAAGCCGCCACAATTCAAAGAATCTTGATCACGATGCAAAACCTGTTAGCTGTTAACAAAGCGTGCAAAAATGTTAACACCAGAAGGTTTTTTAAGTGATCATGCTCTTTAAACTGTGGCGGCCCCATTTACGCTCTTTTTTATCCGACCGCTACTTAATACAGTTCCTACGCATATCTCGAATCTACCATGACATGAATTTTTTTGTCAAACCATTTTAATCCCCGTACTTAGCTGCCCGCTGATCGAGAAGCATAATACGTTTGGCGTACCCATTGTCATCAAAAGTAACTGATAAAACAAAAACATTTTCAGAATCCCCCGAGTTTTTAATGTCCTCCCTTGTTAAAAACTGACCTTTATTGGTGTCATAATGATAGTCCAGGGAACCGGTTTTTGAATCATTCACATACTTTTTTCCGTACCGTTTTTTTATCTCGTCCTCTAACATTCCCACTTTTATTCCGTCGATAGTTTGATATATACCGTCCGATTCTTCGCTCAAAACAACTGCAACAACCTTATCATCCCGGTATTGTATTGATACTCCATCACTATATTCAAAACCAAAGGCTTTCTTTTCTCCTGTTCCAAGTACGTTCTCCGCGTCTGATCTACTCATGCCATATGTGACTTGTCCCCCTTCGTCTACCCTTTTAATACCTATGCTCTCTCTGGAGAGCTTTGCAGATCCTCCACCGCTACATCCGCTAAGAATAACTATCAGAACCATCAGCATCAAAGCACAGTTTTTCACTTGCATCCCCCTTGATTATTACCATTTCCCTAAAGTTTACCATGGGGAATGCATTGATCAAGTCCTAATTCGTTTGACCATCTCATCTACCGTGCTCTGATATATTCGATACGGACGCCCCTCGACCTTGTACCGCCCTGCCCCCACGATCCAAAGGTACGGGAACACCTTCTTGTTTACCGGCTGCCACGCTTCCTTTTCCCATGCCCCGCTCAGAAAGTATTTTTCGTATCGGTTCAGCTTTTCGGTCATGACCCGATCAGTATAATGCGTCCGCTGAATCTCGACATACCACGGCGCTCCCTTCCAGATGGCGAAGCGTCCGGCTCCGGCAGCCCCTTCCCGCCCAGCTTCGGCTCGACCTGAAACGTCCTGGGCTCCTCGATCCGGCGGAGCTGCTTGTAAAAGTCGGCAATGGCTAGAAAATGATTGATCTTCTGAGAATCCGGCTTGATCGTGTGCTCGGCCGGGAAGTAGACGTATTTCCGCCGATCGGTGGAGCATTTAACCAGGCCGTCCCGCCGCAGCCGCTTGAGGACCATATTCGTATGCGTTATCGGGTGTTTGGTATGGGCAAAATGTAGGTCTGCGATGTCGTCCCGGGACAGGCACCGGAAACGCTCCAGATCGGCCACAATGGCTTTGTCACGTGCGTTCAAAGTAAACCCACCTCCACGGTATTATCAGCCTCAAATTCGGGCGTTTGGGCAGCCTCCGCCGCATCTGCATCGCTATCCTCGACCGTGATAGCCCTACGATATGGAGCAAGCATCTCGTAGGCATCTTTTAGGTCGAGATACGGTCCCTGGACGTACCGGCAGCCGTCGAGCTTAAAGACCATCCGCCCCTTTTCGCTCTGCTTGATTGCAGCGGCCTCGCCGCTGTCGATCGTAATCCGGCTGTTGACCTCGTCAGCATGCCGGAACGCCATCCGGACCGTCAGGTTGTTTTTGAGCTTGCCGTCCAATACGTCGGCGTCCGGGCGCTGCATGGACAAGATGAGGAACACGCCCAGGGCGCGGCCGATCGTGCTGATCTCCTCAATGCCGTCCATGACATCCCGTTCTTTCTTGAGCAACGCCACCTCATCCACGGCGAGCAGGATATACGGCGGACGGTCCCATTCCGGCAGATCATCGACATGGGCAACTTCATGCCGATCCAGTAGTCGCCGCGCTTGCGCAGCTCCCGCCGCAGCTTAAGGACAATCTTATGCAGCCCGGCCGCATCCACTACGACATCCCGGGCGATCCCGCGGAATAAATGGAATTCTGAACGCTTCATGTCGGCGCAATACAGCTCGAGCTCCGGCACGGACCGGATTAACGTCGTCAGTACGGACCGCAGCGCCACAGATTTCCCGCTGCCGGTCTCCCCGGCGATAAGCAGGTGGGGATAGTCAACCATATCGTAAGCCACGTCACCAGACCGGCTACGGCCGACGTAGATAGGCAGGCGGAGCTTTCCGATACATCCATCCACCTGATCGCAATCGTATCCAAACGGCGCCACAGACGTGCTGTACACCTGCATTACAAACGTCTTTGAGTCCTCGCCGCAGGTTAACTCCGCGCCGGGCCCGAACATCTGTCGAAATAGCCACTCGTGTTTCTTGATCAATTCCGGATCCATACCCAGCGGAACCACAAAGGCCGCTTCCGTCCGATCGAAATATCGCGCTACCCGTTTTATTCGTGGGTACTCCCGGAGCTCCCGCCCCTTGTACCCGACGATCTTGTAATACAGGTTTCCAAAACGGAATAGATGCATCAGCTTCCGCCGAAACACTTGGTCCGGCATACTACGCCAAACAAGCCAGGCTGCCGCCCCACTACCGCCCGCGCCGGCCAGCTTTGCCGCCGCTGCTAACGTCACTCCGCTCACTACCATTCGCGTCGCTCCTAACACTTTTGATTTTTGGCTATACGTCGGGCGTTTGGGCCCGTATTACTCGTGTAATGAAACATGTGCATATACATGAGCATTTGCATATTCAGCTACATGTGCAACTGAATATGCCGTCAAGGAACGTGGACACCGAATGCAATGCCGATCATCCGGAGGGCGATCCGCCACTGGTACAAGGCAATCCCGGCGCAAATTACATATGTCGCCATCCGGACCAGGACAACGCGCCCGCCGTGTCCGGCACGCTCAATCTTACGCTCGATGATGTGGGATGCCACGCCGACGGCAGCCAATTGGACAAAAGGAATCAAGCTAACCATATCAACACTCTCCTTTAGATTTAAGTGATAAATACATATGTAGGCCGGCTTGGTTATCTTTCCGCATTTTTGCTGAAAGGGTTGTATAAAAATTAATAGACTCGTCCACGCTATGGATGAGGTGATCAGTATGGGACTCGGAAAAACAAGGAGTAAATTCGGGGCATTTCTGGATCGCAAACGCATCCCGCAGGAAAGGGTACGCGAGGAAACGAAGCTCGGCCGCGATACATTGACTCGAGTCTGCAGCAACCCAGATTATTGCCCGTCCGGATCCACCATGCGCAAACTTGTCCAAGCAGCCCGTAAGCTTTCCGGAGAGAACGTGAACGCAGACGACTTCTGGCCGATGTAATGTTGTCAACCACCCTTAAACCCCATTTTAGTACGTTGATGTGTAACGAAAAAGACCGCCCGGAATGAGCGGTCATTGCTTCGTGTTTTGGACGCATCCGCCGCGGCGTGAAAAAGGACCTCCGAATTTTGATAAGGAGGTCCAAGGTGAGAAGGGCGAGTTAATAGGTGCGTTTGAATTCGTATGTCGTCCCGTATTGTATGATTTTATCAGTCGGCATGTAAGAATATATTTGGGATATGACTCGATAAACTTCGGCACTCTGATCGCCATATATCCGGTATTGCTCGCAGCACGCATTTTTAATCTGTTTTTCTGCCTCCAGCGGCAAGCCGATCATACGAGTTGCATGCAGAATATTGGTTTTGGCGTCTATCAAGTAAAAAAACACCGCATTACCATCCTGCAAAAAAATATCCACAGCAGCAGAGTTTCGACCAGCTACTGATACTGTAAAGTCATACGTCCAAGCACTACCTAAGTAGGATACGGCAATAAAAGGAATATAGCTCTCGATTAAAACATGGAGCCTTAGTAACGAGTCTTTAAATACTTTCTTCTCTCTGCTTGTCAAATTGTTTAACCATAACAAAACATCAAAACTCGATCCATTAAGCTGTGATCGGATGATTTCTTTTCCTGGCCCATCTTGAGGGAAAGGCTGACCAATCTCATATCTTCTAACCACGGTCATCGGGGGGCCTCCTCTTTTACAAACTTAATGACTTGGTCAACTCTCAAACCATATACATCGCACAGTTTGTCAATGACATCGGTTCTGACCGGCAACTTATCAGACCATATTTTTTGTGCTGTGGTAGGTGACATATTACATTCATTCAAGAGATCCAACCTTCTTTTTTTACGGCTGCCGTCCATTTGTTGATTATACCATTCTCTAAACGGTTCAAATGTAATCAATATGTTCACTCCCATGATTTTGAAAATTCTTGATTTTTAAATAACTCGGCCAGACCTGTGATCTGCTTAAGGCGCAGTATCTCATCCGGATCCATGCCCAAATGCTTAGCTATCCAGGCGTCGGAGCGTCCGATCTTATGGAGCTCGGCGACGATGTTACTCATGAGATCAACATCATGACTTCCGCGGGCGCGGTTATGGCGGATAGTCGATGCCATACGATCGCTGATGGGTTTATCAATGACAGCGACGGGCAAACAGCCACCCTCCCTCTCGTAGATATCACGGTGTTTAAGCATGACAGTATACCGATGGAACCCGTCAACAATCTCGTACATATCATCTTCGGGATTATAATAGCAGACGATAGGCATTGTATATCCATCTTCCTTGATGGACGTATAGAGTAGCTTCATCTCAGGTGGAGCGACGCTGTTCGGGTTGTATTCGTTTGCTCTGATCTTACCAATCGGCACAGAGATAACACCATAAACTGGGCTCTTAAATGACATGGTTATCACACCTCACAATGATCTGTATTTCTCGCGTATAGCTTCAATTTTTCTCTTTTGTTCCTTGTTCGGCCCAAACCCCATATGCCGGCACATGTGGTCATTTTTCAGGATACAAATGCACATGCGTTTCCAGCTAGGGATGTCTATAGTTGACTTGACATCATCAGTGTCATCTGGGATCTCTTGATCAAAAACAATCTTTTCCTTCTTGTCTTTAGTGTAATTAGATACTCCATTGCGGCGTATCCGATATCCGCACTCTTCGATTTCCCTGATCACATCCTCAGCAAACCCGCCGCCCGTCTTCGCCCAGAACTCCATCGATGTTCTGAATTTCTCAAGGTAATTCTCGCGAATCTCTTCCGGTAAGGTAGACAGCAGAAACTCGGTGTATGATTTCCACGTATAGCCTTCGGGCAACTTGATATCCCGGTATCCCAGCGCCTTGGTACCTCCGTAAATCGCCGTGAAATTGGCTCCATGAACCCGGCCTACCAGTTTGCTCCAAGTCTCGGGCTCAATGACTCGGTACATGTTAAGGCTGGTTGTGGCCCACTCATTAAACGGACTGGCCACGCGCATCTCGTCGATGGATTGACCAGCCTTGTAATACAGGTCGTAGAGTCGGTTGTAGTCGTAGCCAAACTTGCCATTTGCGACCCAAACGTCCGTCACCGTCCAGTCGTAGATCGGCGAGGCCGTCCAGACACCGGAGTATTGCGGCGTAATCCACTTACGCCCTTCATATGGCTTTCGTTTATTGACAATGGCGCTGTATCGGTGCAAGGACTCGTCCGCACGCAGGCCCACTAATCCAATCGTTTTGCCGCCGCCGCAGTGCTGCCGGTACCAGCGCCCGAACTGGCGGTATATCTCTTCCTGCTCCATCTTGAGTTCGTAAAATCCAAATGGATTATTATCCAGATTGATGATGTAATCACCTTTCGGCATTTCGCGTACCCAGATGTCTTGTTTATCCGGGTCCCAAGGATACCAGTAAATTTCGTAATTTGACAGCGGCGTCTTACTTGCCATCGGCAGGCAGCACCAGAACGGTTCTATTCGGTCTGCAAAGCGTTCAAACGTCCGGGTTACGTATTCGGTCGTTTTCTTGTACTGCGCTTCGAAATCCTGATGAAATAGCCCAATACGTTTGTTTATGCCGTGCTGCTCCATGTATGACATAACCAAGTTAAGCAGTACGCCGCTATCCTTGCCGCCGCTGAAGCTGACGTAGATATTGTCAAACTCGCTAAATATAAAGGCCAGGCGATCCTGTAGCGCTTCGTAGACATTCTGCTCTTGATATACCTTCGCGCTCATAATGATTTGATCAGCTCCCTCAATCCTTCTTTTTTTACCTTGTCCACTTCCTTTTTGAAATCGTCCAGAACATTACCTTTATTGCAATACGCCGCCCAGATACGGTCATCAATGGATCCAAAACAATGGATATCCTCGTACACTGCGACCGGGTCTGGCCGATCCGGTGGGTACGGTCTTCCATCTGCTCGTTCTCCGCATATTTAAATGTGCGGTTATAGATTTTGACGACAGCCGATTCCACGAGCGTTAATCCGTGCCCACCGGTGCCGGGCGTGGCAACAAAAAACCTGGCCCCCTTGTCGCTGTGAAACAAGTCCTCCTGCTGCTTACGCTGGCGCTCACCTACCCGCCCATAATACAGGGATACCGACGACTCCCCGTAATTGATTCGGAGCGCCTGCGCGATGGACTCAACGTCATATTGATACTTGGCCCAGATAACGATTTTTTCGTTGTCTCCCTCCTTGGCTATACACTCCAGCAGGCTTTCCAACCGCCGATGCGGATAAGTCACCAGGCGGCCGTTTATGATGCGAAACCCACTCACGATCTGCTGCAAGGTGTTAAACATTTGAAAGATGGTGTATGGCGTAAACTCCCCATAGTCCAACTGGTCCAGAAACTCGCTCTTAGCTATGCTATACGCCTCGTGCTGCTCGTCGGTCATGTCAAAGTAGTAGGTATGGTACACTTTGTCCGGCAGGTCCAAACACTCCTCTTTGGTCACCTGGTACGTGTACGGCTTTATCTTGGCAGCCAAATACTCGACGTTGTGAGCCTGCACGACCATGCCGGGGTATTTGTCGGAGTATTCCAGATGATTGGCTGCGAAAGAGTAAAATGACGAGTACCCCAAGATTTTAGGAGAAAGGAAGTAAAACTGGGCGAACAAGTCCTTGACGCCATTGCTGATGACCGTACCTGTCATGATGACCCGGTATTTGGCTTGGCAGAAAAATTAGTTATGTGCATGGTGCGCGATGCCCTGTGGTTTTTGCAATAGGCCGACTCATCAAGCACCACCATGGTCTGATCGGTAATCAGCTTATGAGATGCCAAGATGACTCTGGCACTCTGACTCATGGACTCGATGCCAATGACGTACCACATGGCTTCGGGGATGGTCTGGTCTGTGATCTTGTCGTCAAAGACGCAGATATCGGACCGAGTGCAATCCGTATGCTTGAGTATCTCCCCGGCCACCGTCAATTTGAGAGAGACCGGGCAGAACCAGACGACCTTATCTATTTTGTGATGACGATGCTTAGCCAGCTCGATCAGCGTACGGCTCTTCCCCGTCCCCGGCCCCATGAGCAGGGCATTGAGCCGGACGGGAAGGGTTTTATTGACCGCATCGATTTGATGTTGCATGGGCTTAGTCGTCGTCTCGAAACTCCGCAATCACTTCGACCTCCTCTGGTATGTTAAGCTTTTTAGGTTTGCCGTCAGCGATAACTGGTTGTTTGTTATCTGGATTAACGTTGACGACAAGCGCATTATGCTTAACCTGCTTGGCTTGTTCGACAATCTCTTTCGCTCTGTCAGTCAGCTTGAAACCGTACATCTCCGCAAAATCCAACAATTCCTCATACTGCTCAGGGGGCACCAACACGGATCCCTTGTAATATTTGCTTCCCGCGATCTTTTTGGCTGCAACGTAATAGTCATCCGGTCGCTCCCATGAGATGGATAGCCAACCTACATACTCACCTGATACACGGCCTGAGACCCAATTTGTGCACTCCGGAACGAAATCGCCATGAATCGCCTTATCTCTAATCTCCTTATCGGCAATCTGAACAACAAATCCCTCCCCAAGTAAGCGATGTCCGATTTCTGCTGCACGATCAACAGCATTTCCATTTTTAGTCGAGAGGGCACGTTCCCATCTCGGGTTAGCCCAAACAAATTTCATGGAACGCATCAAGATACGCAAATCCTCGCGTTTCTCCGGGTAACTCACCTCAACCTTGTTTTCAGTGACAGTGACAACCGCTTTAGTCTCAGAGACTGGCTTTTCAGGACGTATCACACTCTCCTGCTCCACTTCCTCGACTACTTCTCCGGATGGTTTTTGCCCGTTTTGCTTCATGTATTCTCTAACATTGGCCGCTTCCATATAAAACAGATCTCTAACTGACAAATTGCGATTGTCGATGTAATACCGTGCGGATGTTCTGTTTTCTAAGATAAACATTTTCAAGACTTGTACGTTTTCGACATTATATTTAGTCGGGTCGTTGCATTTATCAAACTCTTCGATCATTCGATTGCGGATCGTCGTAGCCCAAGCGATTTGCTTCTCACTGCCGATCAATTCAGGCAACTCCATTTCAGCTGCTTTTTCTGCTTGGAGAGCATTCTCTTCTTCGAGCTTCGTTTTGTAGCAATCAGGACAGAGCTTGGAAAACTCGGCGGTTGCTTTCCATTCCCGGTCTTTTCCCTTACCAAATACTTGAACACGTCCGTCATGCCCACAAGCATACGTTCCATAATGCCAGCTCACTTTACCCATCTCCCTTTTCGGTGATCTTGATAACCTTAGTATAGCCAAGATAACTCAAATTGTCTACACTTTAGCGTAATTTTATTTTATGATTATGTGTATACAACTTATATACTATAGTGTATAATAAGATCAAGCCACGGGGAAATGAGATATAAAATAAAGGAGACGAAAAAAAACAATGAATACTGTGAAGATTTTAAAAGGTGTTGGAGTTGCAAATCCAGAATTTTTTCCAAACGACATTGAGAAAAAAACATATTATGACATCGAAGGGAACTATTTGTATGAAGGAAATAATACTTTCGATTTTGTAGTCAATGTGAAATGGGATGAAGATGGGGAGTATATCTTACCTGAAGAATATGAAATCGATGTTACTGAACACGGAAACAAGTTCATCAAAAGTAAAGCATCCGGATATGGATTGAATCTGGTGCATTTCGATGGTGGTCCGGCACTTCTGGTGGGCAATGATCGCATCAAACTTGAAAGAGTTAATAAATAACCAAAACAAAAAAAAGACCCTGCCAGCACGTAGCCAGCAGGGTCTTTTTCATTCCTTCGTATTTCCGTCTCTTTTGTTAAACGCGAGCTCAAACAGGCCCGTGGCCGACAGCCCGGCGATACCACCGGCCCAAAGCCGGAGTACCAGTTCCAGGTCTGTAAACGGAAAGGCCGCGGCGCCAACCACCAGACCAACCACCAGACCGATCACCGGCACGATGTTTTTCGGCACGTTGACCGTGCTTTTCACCAACTGCACCAGCGCCAGCACGAACACGGCCAGCACCGATGCAAACGTCAAAACGCTATCCAATACTTGATTTTCCATGATTAATATCCCCTCTCTTATTCTTCCGGGATTCCCGCGGCGCGCCGCAGGTAATTCGCCAGATTATGAAAATGCGTCTTGCCCACCGCATCCCTGGCCTCATGAGCCGCGAACCATGCCGCTGCAGCCAGCGGAAAATGATCTCCTGCGCGTTGCTCTTCGGCAGCTTGGTGAGCGGCTGGGCGGCTTTGCCCGGATCCAGCGGAATCCCCGCGGCCACCCGAAGGTTATTGGCCAGGTTGTGGAAATGCGTCTTGCCCACCGCATCCCCGGCCTTATGAGATGCATGCCATGCCGGCGATACATAATTATCGATCAGCGATTGCGCGATGTTTGCAGGCAGCGGCTTAAAGTCCGGCGCGATGATCGGCGCCGCCATCTCGTCAGCCACGTCCATGATCAAATCTTTGAGCGTCTTTTTGCCAGCAAGCAAAGCCTGCTCGCAGTCCGCTTTCCGGGACGGATCAAGCTGCTTATGGCTGGCGATGTGCGTCGATGGGTTTTTGCCCCACTTGTCGCAGCAATACGCCAGGTACCAAACAAAGCGTTTGTAAGCCTCCCCGAAATTGATCTTGCCGCCGTAACAAAGCTCAATGCCCAGTGCAGCGTCGTTGGCATCGTAGCCGAAACGCTCGTTATCCGTTTTGACGTTATACAGGACGTGCCAAGCCTTTTCCGCCGGATCCGGACCGGTCCCGGTCGGGATGATCTCCAGAATCTTTGTGTCGTCGATGAACACCTGCGCCGAAGCAGACCGGTCTTTCAGGCCGTTGAAATACGTGTAATGGTTATCAGCCGACGCCCCCGGATTTCCCGTGTCATGGGCAACAAAAAAGGCCGGGCTGCCGGTTTTGAGCCGGAGTCCTGGCCGCGTGTTGTGACGCACGTTGATGTAACGGCGCTCGATTTTGTATTTGGTTGTGTCCAAGGTTATCTCCTCCCCTCTGCTGGTTTCAGGTCGTCAATCCGCTTGTGCGCCTGCTTTGCAGACTCCTCGACGCGCGTAACACGCTCGGCCAACTCGTCAAAACGTTTCCCCTGCGCCCGTTGCTCCAGCCTGATGTCTTCGATACCGCGCTTGATATATTCGATGTCAGCGCGCACCGCGGCGTCCGACCTGGCCTCCTCTTTAGTGTCGTGCTTCGCTGTCCTGTTTCTGCCCGACCAGCCGATTATAATGCCGCTGATTACCCCGCATACCGAAATGAGCGCTGTGATCGCTGTAAGGTCCACCGTCGCCCCTCCTCCCCAAAAAGTAATGCCCCCGGATCACTCCGAGGGCAAAATAAAAACGCCTATGCGGCGCTAATCAAATCATTTTTTCTACTCATTGGATGGTACCTCCGGCAATGGGAAGTAATCATAATAAAGCTCATGGTCCGGCAAGCTGATGCGTAGTGCCGCAATCATGTCCTTCATTGAGACGGGTGTCGGGATTGCCCCGGTTAATGGCGCCGTTTGCAGCGTCGTGTTTTTGAACAAATTGGGATCGGGATCACCGGATAGAATGTAGGACACGACCCCGTAATCCTCCGTCACTGGGTTAAACACTACATATTGCTTGATCATTACAAACACTCTCCTTTGTTTTACATGGTGATGAATCGGCCTTTAAATCTAAAGTAAAATCCTGTCTCTACCCCTTCGCTTGTTGGCTGGTATATAACGGATAGTCTAAGCGGTTGTGGGGTGGTAGGGATCGGATACGTTGAATAGTCTTGCTTGAGAGATCCGGAGTCGTCCCGCCAGCTTTTGTGCAGGAATCCTAATTCAAAATCCACCCAGAACATCATTGGATCGATTTCTACCATTTCCGAACCCTTTGAATATATCCAGTTGACATTATTTCCGGACTGGTCAAGTATGGCTATGGATAGGTAGCCCCCGGAAGACCCGTACATTTGACATTGTGGATTAGTACCATCAAAGTCCGCAGCAAACAGGAGTCTTTTTGTGTTTGCGGGAATTATAAAGAAGTCATTAATTGTCTTGGTTGTCACACCGACATTACCTGGTAAATAGTTGATGGGTTGAATGACAGGCGTCGCCAGATCCCCGTTGATACCTAAGATATTTACGCCCCGTCTTACATTGGCTGAAGTCAGCCCCGGAGCCGGAGCCGTCACCCATGATTCCCCATCGTAAAAACCTCTTGGTGGTTTGATGAAAACCCGATCTCCAGCCCAGGCTGTAGAGTCAAGACCCGGCATATGGAAGTTCTCTGCGCTACGGTTTGGCATCGTCCCCGGCTTTTTAACCCCGTTAGCATACCCCGATTGCTCTACCAGTAGGTACTGCGGATCGAGCACTGCGTCGGCCGTATCCACCACGGATGCCTTACCGGGTACGCCGAATATGTTTGCACCGCTCTTGATGTTGGCGGAGGCGAGCGCACTTTCGGCAGCTTGGAGCTGAGCAGTAGATACTTTAATCTCGCCATCACCAACACCACCCTTTTGGTAACCCTTTTCGGGATATACCGCCAAGCCTCCATCCGGCCATTTGGCTGTACCGGTAGCGTTTCTGACACCTGTCAGGTTAGGCATCGTCCCTATGATCAGACCGTCCTCCCCTGGGATTGTCTTTCCTGCCAATACGTCAGCCGCTGTCGCTGTTCCAACCTCCCCCCCTTCACCCTGTAAGATAAAAGCCGCCGTACCGTCGTAAACCAACGAATAGACCCCGTTCGCTTTGAAACTGGCCGGACTACCGTTTGCTTTAAGCGCTGCTTTAGCTCCCAAGCCATTAAAGTCAAATGTAGGTGATCCTGTGCTGGCAACGTTCACCTTGACCACCACACGCATAAATTTTTTCAGGGTGGTCGGTGCCGGGGATAATTGCGCTGTGTAGGCCGTGTTTCCGTTGACCACAGTCCCTGTTGCTTCACCTGCGGGTGTCTCTAATACGCTGACCTTCTGATCCGTATAATCCTTTGCCTCGGTGACACCAGCGGCTACATCATCCGGCGTAGCGTAAACCAAGGAGCTGTTAATAACCGCCGAGACATTCTGCGCTTGCCCAAAGGTAACGATCATATCGATCGTCTTCTCTATGATGTCGGCCGTGCCCGCAGGCGGGATGTACTCGGCTCCGCTGCCGGAGTTACCGTAGGCATATAAGATTTCTCCTTCGTCCGGATCTTGAGCAAATATGCCGATCTCTCGGAAATAAAAGCCCGTTGTCACGTCCTGGTTTGACAGCACCGCGCCGATGACAGCCTGACTAGGCAACATAATTTTTTTACGTGTAATCGGCAGCGACTTTTTCTCACTGATCAGTCCATTGAGGTCCGGTATCGACTGCCCGCTTAATTGGCCGTCGCCAATCGCCATGCGAGTAAAGACCAGTTCCGCCCCCAGTTCTGCCTTCGCCTGCAGGTTTCTTCCCTTTTTTGTTTGGATCAATCCACCAAATGCACCCATGTTACACCATCCTTACCGTCATTTTTTCGCCCATCCGGAGTATCCCTGCAAAATATAGATTAGTTGGCTCCGATTGGCCCAGAATGACTTTTTCCAGCTTCGCGGAGAGGCGTTTGACCGACTCCACCGCCTTGTAAAATTCCTGCGCCCTTTCCTGCGTGACTGCCGGATTATTGGTGATAACCCGGAATCGCCCCGGCACGCCCCCGTATTCAAACCATTCCTCGACCTTGCCCTCACCAAAGAGGATCGTGATCAGGTCCTCAATGGCCGCGGGCGTCCCCTTCCGCCGGTGGAATTTAAAGGCGTTCTTTACCAGCTCACGCTTCTGCTCGAGCGGCAGAGCCGGATCATAGAAATCGACGTGAAATTGCCATGCCAGCTCGTCGGCCTCCTCGTCGCTCAACTCGTCAAGCCGGGAAAAGAGCGGCAGCTTGTAAATCTCGTCAACAGCCACCCGAATTTGTTCGTCCAGCGCTTGGGCGATGGCTATCACCCCCGGATCATACCGGATACTCGTCGGCAGCAGATCCAGCAAGGACATGTTTTTTACATCAGTCATCGGCCAGCCCTCCATATGTGACGTTCACAGCGCCCTCTTGGGCCACCTGCAGTTCAGTAACCGGGATGTTCGTCGGCGCCGCAACGTCTACCCGGAGCGCCCCGGCCGACATTACACGCCAAATAAGCTCAGATGGGTTTATGTCCCGTCCGAGCTTGGATTTCTGCCATAGCCTATATTCGTCTACGGCCTTGGTTACGGCCGCCTTGATCGCCGTTTCCGACGCCACATTTGCCGACGAAATGTAGTAGGTCAGGGTGATATCATACGGCATCACATCGGGCGCCTGAACGGTTACGTGGTCCGTGAGTGGCCGAATTGATCTATCATTTAAGGCGTCGCTGACCTGGTCGATGATGTCCTGCGTCGGGAGCTCGCCGCCCTGCAACAACGGCACAATTAAAACCTCACGCTCTGCCGGGGATACCGCCGCCACGTCGATGATCGCCGGGCTAGCAGTCTTGGCCCAATAGATATATCCTTCCCGCGGGCCTGCCGTGCTAAAACTCTCCGGCGCCAAACGTATGCGTGCTCGTAATGCGTCATCGGATTCGGTGTCCGCTCCCCCGGAGCTCTCCGTCACGTTAACGGCGCTTTGCACATACGGCAGAGGGTCCATGATGGTATTGATCTGCCCGGGGATAAACCCGTTTCCGGCCGCGCCTGTCACGTTGGCAGCGGCAGGGATGTCCTTGGTCGTGCTCCCAGCAGGAAAGACGGCAGCCTCCTTCGTCGCAAAGAACATAGTGCCGCCACTATTCTGCACGCCCACCCGGGTCCCTGCCGGGATGGTCTGCGGAGATGTCAGCGGCATCGAGAGCGTAAAACGAATGGTCGTATGCGCCGCCTCCGCTGGGAGACGGTAGACATTATAAAGAGCGCCCAGATGATCGAGCGCTCCCCCTCTTGCGTATTTCAGTAGGTCCCCTTTTTTGACTTGGTCGATCAGGACCCGAAGTTGAATGATTTCACGCACTAAAGCCAGCAAAAGAATCCGGTCCGGATCAGCCCGGTTCATCGTCCGGCCCGTCTTTGCTTCGACCGCCGCGAGCGCCGCGTCAAGTATGCTCTGCACCTGCTGGTCCGTAAATTGGATATCCGGCAAATCGACATAGCTCATGATCCGCCCACCTCCTCCGTCAGTACAAATTTGATTGTGGGAATTAACTTTTCGTCTTTCCAATCCAGTAGAATATCCGTTACCGTCGCGCGGGGCTCGAATTCCTCGATAGCCGACTGAATGGTTACCTGCAGCAGTGCGCCCGCAGCTGGCAGAGCCTGGTCAATAGCCACCGGATCAACCCCCAGTTCACGATCCAACGGGCAGGAGCCGATTATCGTCGTGCATATGAGGCGGATATTTTGCTTAACCGATTCGACGCCCGTCAGGCCCAATCTGACCTCCTGGGAATCCACGGTGACCGTGTACGTCGTCGTCATACGTATTCCTCCAACGTGAGAGAATAGGTTGCGCTGATCAAATTGCCGCGGTTATCGAGCCGCTCCCAGTTCTGGGTCAGGCTTATAATCTTGACTCGATCCACGCCCATTCCTTTACCGCCCACTGTAAATTTCATGACCTTACCCTCCCGGCTGTATTTGACCAGTTTATCCACCTCAGCCCGGGGATTCAGACCAAGACGTGCATCCACGCGTACTGTCAGGTCAAAGGTATCAAGCCCGGGGCCGAGGAACTGACTTCGCGGCTTCTTGTGGATAATATCGTTGTTGGCCCACCGATCATTCGAGGTGCGTGTAAGACTTTCAAACGTCCTGACCTTGTATGATGTCACGATAAATACGATGTCGCCCAGGACGCCTACTCCATCAGGTAACGCCATGTCCGCGCCCTCCTCCTCATTGGATATTTGCGGCAGTTACCCGTCCGGTCACGGTCAAATCGCCGTCGATCTGCACGCCGCTGGCCGCCTTGACCATCAGCTTTTTCTGAGACCGGTCGTAATAGACGTAACTGCCGTCCTCAAAATAAACGCCTTGCTGGTCAGCGGTCCCCGGGACGCGTCGGGAATAACGCCCAGACAAACCCCGTTGCTCTTGCCGTTTCCGAGCATCAGGCATAAAACGGTGTCGCCTTCCTTTGGCATCCCGTTTCCCGTCCCGAATCCGCCAGCAAATAGCACAGGAATGTCCCGGCTAACCTTGTCCTGCCGATCCGGAAAGGTCGCGGTAATCGTCCCGGTTTCAAAATCAACGGTTGAGCATTCCCCTATCTTGACCAGCTCTGCAAGTAAATTAGCTGCCATTACCATCCCAGCACCTTTCTGATTTGAATGTCTGTCTTGTACGCCCCTGTCGCGTCAATCGTGTGGGCCACATTCTCCACGATGTATTTCCCGTCAAAATAGCCCCACCCCTTGATGGTGATCGTCTGGCCCGCTGCGATACTCGTATTCCCTTCAATCGTGATTCGCGCCAGCCCTGCCTTCTTGTTCTGCTCCCGCAGCCGGTTCTTGGCCAGCCGGTTAGCCTCGGCCACGGTGTCCACCTGCTCATTCACACGAAGCACCGGGAGGCTGCCTGCTTTGGGGAGCTTATACGATCCTTTGATCGTCTTGGACTTGGAAGTTTTGGTCTTGGGGGCCGTGTACACAACCTCGCACGAACCATAAGCCGTGCTCTCGCTGTTCATTTCGAACGAGTAGTTCAGCACGTTTGATTTCCCAAGCTCAATGGTCATGACCGGCTTCTTTTTCTCAAACTCTTCCTCGTCAAACATGACCAACTTCGATCCGCTCACCTTGAGCGTGATACCCTCCCGCTGGGCGATGTCGAGCAAAAACTCGAAATCCGTCTGCTCCGTTTGGTCCAGCCGTTCGTAGGTGGGATTCGAGGACGATTCATAGACCAGCTTCAGCTTCGCCCGGCCAGCGATCTCCCCGGCCACCGTTTTAAGTTTGATCTTCTCCCACGACTTCGACCGTTTTTCCTGTTTGGCCGAATTACCCTCCACAGGCAGCGCACTGGCCTCCATGGTCACTACGTCTGGCTTGCCGGCATACGTAAAGGACTTGAGGTAAAACTTGCCACAAGGCAGCTTCTTCTTCTCGCCTGGCTTATCCCAGTGCCATGTCACAATATCCGCCTTGATTTCGTCGCCGATGACCGGGACCCAGCCCCTCATCCATCGGCCCTCCCTGTCGTCAAGCTGGATGGTGATGTCATCGGCCTGGCCGGAATATCCGTCATTGTACGTAAAGCTCATAAGATACGGTTCGAGATCAGCGTCCACCTTAACCCCGTTAAAAAAAAGAGAGAGGAAGGCGTAACGCCCGTTTTGCACAAGGCTGGTCATACGTCTTCCTCCCGTCTCCATGGAGGCAAGATATCAGCGGTTTGGATGGCGATCTCCGGGACGTTCAAAATGACGCCTGTTGGAAAAATCACGGTCTCAGCATGATCGGGATTCGCCTGCATGAGAGGTGTCATAAACTCCTCGGTGCCCGCTATGCTATAGGCTATCCCATCCCAGGTATCCCCTTGGATTGTTCTATAAGTTTTCACACTAGGCTCCTCCTTTGCTGCTGCCGCTGCCAGGCCGCCATGTTTTGTTCCCATCTTTTCTGATCGTCATTCAACACTGATCGGACTACCTTTTCATCTGCGTTTCCTTGGATGATAATCTGCGGGTTATAGACGGGAGCGAAGCTTCCTCCCGGGCTCAACCCCAGCGCCTCGCCCGCGGCCGCGTACAGCCCGCGAGAACGTGGCGAATTATTTACCGGGATTACGAATTCTTCGTCTCCGCCCTCCCCGATCATTGCCAACGTAGGGTTCGAGACACGTCCCCCTTCCGCGAATGCGGAAATCTGCGCCCCCGGAACCTTTATGCCGACGTTTACCTTACCAGTCAGGGACTTCTGTGCGGCTTGTACCGCGTCGAATCCGGCCTGTCTCCATATGACGTTAAGATCGATCTTCTTCGAAAGCGGCAGGTCGTCCATCTCATCGTTGAGCTTCCGAATTTCCGCTATCGCCTGATCAAACCGCTGCTTTTCGGCATCAGTAAGCTTCGAATATTGTGCCGCTTGGTTCTGGATCGTCTGGCCGCCAAGGTCCTGCATTTCGATCAGTTTTACCTGGGCATTATAAAGATCCTGATATGTTTTCTCAGCTTCGAGTATGTCAGCCTGAGCACTGTTGTACCGACCATTTATTTTTTCATACTCTTTACTAAAGTTTTGCATATCAACAATCAGATTCGCCCAGTTCATGCGGTAATCATTACCGGTTTGTTCACGAATTTCATCAGCCAATTTGTTCAATTGCTGGACCTGTTCCGGGCTGTTCATTTGGGTCGAGCTGATAATTTCGCGCTGACGTTTCACATAATCATTGTATTTCTGGTAATTATTCAGCGCCTCCAGGTATTTCTTGTTGTACTCGTCGACGCTTTCCTGAAGCTCTTTGTACTCGCTCACCAGACTCGGAAGCTGAGACTCTTTGTTCAGGATGTCTGCTTCTATATCCCGCTGCATCATTTCCCGCTTGGTTTGATTAAGCTTATCCAGAGCGGTAAGTTGATCACGAAATGTTGAATTTTTCGCATCTTCTGCATGCAGGATTTCAGGATTAAGCTCGATCAATTCTTTTTCGACTGCGGCCAGCTTCCGACGAGCCTCGGTCAATTCATTTGCAGGCGTTTTTATGTCCTTAATTTTCGCCGTCAATCGATCATATTCCCTGATCAGGTTCTGCGTCCGCTTGGTTTGGTGGTCGATGGCGTCGTAATCGTCAAAGGACTTTTGCAGCGTATCCCCCATATTTAGGAGCGCCTGCCGCGCCTCCTCCTGGTGCTTCTTGTATGCAATAACCCCGGTCGTGATCAACCCGAGAGCACCGACGGCGATCCCCACGGGATTCGTCATAAACGTGAGCGCCCGGCCGAATTTACTGACCCCATTGGTCGTGTCAAAGAACGATTTCCCGACCTTTGCAAAGTCCTTGGACATTGACACCGCATTTTTTGTGAGCATCGCAGCCGGAACGCCGAGAGCCAGCGTCTTGACCAGATCCTTATTATCGGACGCCCAATGGCTCAAATCCTGCAACATGGGCATTAAATCTTCGCCGATCGGGATGACGACGTTTGTCATCAGCTCCCGGCCGACCTTTTGGATATCCTTGGTGAGGCTGCTGTATTTGACCCCCTCAATTTGCTGCATGGTGTCGAGCGTTTTGTCGTATTCCCCGTTGACGTCCTTAAGAGCATCGACCGCAGCGCCTTTCAGGTCCTCATACTGCGTGCCGAACAAATCTACGGATAGCTGGTTCCGATAATTTATATCATCAATCTTATCCAGCTTCCCGATGATCTCGTTCAGAGCATCTTTCGCCTGCATCGATCCGTTGGCAAGCCCTTCGAAAATCCTTCCGCTATCACTCATTGTCTCCATGATAGCTTCGGCTGCTTTCTGAGACTTTTTGGCTGTACCATTCAGGTCCTTGATCATTTCCTTGGCCGTATCTTTGCCGACACGCTTTGCGAGTACCTGGAATTCCTTGACCTTGGCTCCGCCTTTTTTGAGCGCATCAATAAAATTCTCGATCCCTTCAGGAGCAAACAAGGCGGCCATGGTGTCATATATATTGTCGTCGCCGCTCCGGATCCGGATGTTGAACTCTTTGAGGAGGTCCCCCATTTTGTCCAAATTCCAGGTCCCGCTCTTGCTTCCGGATTCGAGGATGCTAAACATCTGCTCGGCGTTGTATCCGGCATCTTTGAAATGGACGGAATATTCATTGATGGTATCAAGGAAATCGTCATAACGATTCAGGCCGCGCTGCGTACCCTGTGCGATCAGGTTAAATGCCTGGTCGGCGGTAAGGCCCATGTTTCGCATCAGGCGTCCACAGTCCGGACAGATTCGTTTATGTCGTAACCGAAAGTATCCCGCAGGATAATCGCTTTTTTGGTGGCTTCCTCAAGAGCATCGCCGGTCAGTCCGGTCACCTGTTTGACATTTACCAATGAGTCAGCAATGTCGCGGAAACCTTCGCCGTAATTGCCGTTGTAGATTTCCTGTATGATGTCCTTGAACTGCGCCATTTCCTGCGCGGTAGCCCCGGTCGCCGCGCCCATTTGGTGTACAGAGTCATCAAGGGCGCCGACCTCGCCAATCATGTTCGAAAACATGTCCCCGACCGTCGAAATGATCTTATGGGCGCCGGTGAATTGAAGCGTCTTATCGAACACCTCTTTGAACTCCCGTGTCTGCTCGCGTAGATCATGAAAGGCTTCGGTCGCATCTTCTGCGTCAGCCGTTACTTTATCCAACCCCCGCGTGCGCCGGAGGCTGTTAAAATCCGTCTTGAGCGCCGTTACCTCATGGGAGAGCGTGTCGAACGTCCTTAAGAGTCGGGGGTCTATATCGCCATTAAGCTCGAACGACATTTCATATTTTTTTGCCATGGCCTAGCCCCCTTCCCTCGCGTCAGCTTCCTCTTTGCGCCTTTTTACGAATTCGGCAAAGCCTTGTCGAGCCTTCAACCACATTCGTATTTCCCGGATTGATCGGGACATGTATTCGACCGGGGAACCCCCGGCCTCAGAGATGATAAAGCAAATTTCCATGAGCTTTACAGGGGGGGCTTCGCTCAACCCCAACCCTTCAAAAAATTTCGCGCCGCGTCCACCACTTTGTTAAAGTCCTTAGCCGGCAGCTTTTTCAAGAAATTAAAATGGACACCAAGCACCTTGGCGGCAAGCACGGCCAGGTACGCCGGATGTTCGCTTTTAAATGCCGGCAAGAAGTTTCTCTGCCCGTTCATTTCCAAGAAATCCGATTCGAGAGAAATGATGTCATCCCCCGACAGCTTTTCGAAATCCAGATGAAGCTCCGTATATTCCGTTTCCTCCCAAATAAAAGGCCGGGACAGTTTGATTACCGTCCCGGCTCCTTGTTCGACCTGCAGATCCTCTTTTTTAGCTTCATTCATAACCTTCGCTCTCCTCTCTCTTAAGCCAATCCAAGGGCTTTACGTACGTCCGCTTGATCGTCCTGACCGTTTACTCGACTTACAAAATTGAACTTGTCAATTTCAAAAGCAGCCTGACCATCGATGAAAATTTTCATATAAATGACCTCGATAGTGGTTGTCGTGTCCGTCGCAGCATTCACAGAAAGGGTCCCCAGATCGACACCCTTTCCGACTCCGCGAACCACGATCTTGATGGAGCGCGTGACAAACTCGGTTTTCGATTTGTCGAATTCTTTAAACGCTCCACGAATTTCAAGGCCCTTCATTTTCGAACCAACCAGGTTAAATGCATCCCTGTTGATAGTACGCCATGCAATTCCCAGTTCCATGGAACCGTAGTGGCCTGGAGAAGGAAGATCAACCTCACCCAGGATGCCCGCTCCCGAGATCGTATCGGACATTGGCGTAAGGGACGGCAGCGTGATATCTCCCGTCGCAAAATCCGTGTTACTGCCTTCCAAAAACAGGGCCATGCCCTCAAGCTTAACCGGAATATTTCCAGCCATATTGATAAACCTCCTTAAGCCGCCGTCAAAGCAGCCAGATAAGATGCGTCATACGTAACGATAAATTCGATTTCCTGCGCCATGGACGGCGGCGTGACGAAGACCCGGTACACCATTTTCCCGTTGCCAATCTGCTCTGCTGGGTTGTCCGAAGCCAGAAATTCCACCCGCCCGCCGAGCAAGTAGCCTGCGCCTACCAGACCATTAAGCCAGACGTTGGCGCCGTCAGCTACCGACTGGATAAGCCGGATATTAAGCGGATCATCGACCTGCTGCCAGTGGCGAAGAACAAGGTTATTTTTGATGTAACTGAACATCCGGCGGACCGGGATAAATGCCCGCTGCGCATCCGTGAATTCCGGATATGCGCCTGTCCGGTTGCCCCATGCGTGGAAACCATCTTGCCAGCGGATCGCCGTCACGATGCCGTTAGAATTCAAGATGTTCGCCTGATCGTATGGGATTCTGACCGGCGTTCCGTCCGCATAGACCAGGCCGTCAACCGTAATCGGCTGATTGGACGGAGTCTGTACGGGCACGCCGTTGTTTGATTGGTCGGTGGCCACCATGGTCGCAGCGACCAACGTCGACATATGGTAAACACGGCCCTTGTACGTCGCCATTGGGTACGTATTCGTCTGCAGATAATCGGTGTATCCGTTATCCTTCTTCCATTGGGGAACATCCATATATTTCACACTGGCGTCGAGATCCGTTACCGCATGAGCTTCGAACAGGCCGTTGATATTTTTGCTCTTTGCATCCATAATGGCGCCAACCACCGGATCGTGCGACCAACCTGGCGCCAAGATCAGATTTGGAACAAAAGCTGTTTCTAGGAAAACGTCCTCGATCAGTTCCAATCCAGTACGCTCCCCCGTCTGCGCGTCGGTGCCGCCGATGATACGCGATGCATTAACGGCGGACGGTTTCAGGGCTTTGTAACCCACCTGCAATGAGGTTGTACCCGCCGGGATGCTACCACCGCTGACAATAGAAATAACAATCTTGCCGGACTCGTTAAATGTGAGGGTGTAATCATTGCCAACCTGGTAATTGGTCGTTCCATCCCCGACCGTGACCGTGTCTTTGAGGACCCCCTCCTTGTCGATCGTATGGATACCATCAACAAAGGTGGCGGCTGCCGGAGCCGTCGTCTCGGTATCCGTGACGTCCAGAACGTTCACGAATGCGATTGGCGCCTGTTCATTGTCCACGAAATGCGCATGAGCAGCCTCGCAAAGAGTGAACGATTTCCAGTCCCACGAAAACCCAAGCTTAGCCTTGAAATCATCGAAACTGGTCGCCAGAATCACCTTGTTAACCGCGCCCGCTGGATCGGCCACCTGGTTGATCGGAGCCGTGCCGATATAAAAAGGCAGCGTGTTGGTTTGCACCACCGCTGCCTTGGGGCTGAATGTTTCTGTGGCTTTTACGCCATGAAATTCCGCCATGTATTATTGCACTCCTTTCAGGGACAGGGCGGCCGTATTTAGGGCCGTTCCTGTCTGCTGGATTTGTTTTTGAGCTTCCCGCAGATTTTCCACCGGCACGAATAGCGCCTTGATTTGCGGGTATTTCTCATAAAGCGGCTGTAAAAATGCCGGATACCCGCCGATAAACGTCTGATTTGTTCGGAGTCCGATGCCGTCTTGGCGGATCGTCGGGCCGATGTAAATCAGTTGCTCACCCGGGGCTGGTGCCGCTTGTTTTTCTTGCTTGGCAGGCTGTTCCTGCTTAATTTCTGAGTTCTTTTTAGAAACCATGCTTCCATACCTCCTGTTCGATTGATGGCACTTCCCATGTAGTGGACACGTAGCCAATCCAATATGGCTCGGGCTGTTCTTCGTAAAACCCCATCGTTAGGGGACGGGTTAAACGAAAAGACCATCCTTCGTAAGTTTCTCGTAATAAGGAGGCCCGGACGTATTCCATGAGATGCAGCACGTCCATGTATCCATCAGGCCCCGATCCTTCGCATCCAAATGATAGGTCGATATTCGCCGTCCGATACCCGTCCTCCGTGTCCTCGGCGCTGTTAAAAATGATAATGATATACGGCCACCGCTCGTCCCTTTCGTCCGGGAGGGTCGTTTGTACCGGGAGAATGTCCGTTTCCTGCTGATCTGGGTCGTAATCCGGTGTTGCCCGCGCTGGTAGATCGACCAAATAAATGTTTGGCCGGAGCCGCAGCGGACCAAAAAACATTTCCTTGGTGATCTCCTGCAAATACCCTTGCAGCTTTTGCATCATCATGATAGGCGTCACGCTTTCAGCCTCCCTAACGTTCGATCAAGTTCATGCGGCAGCCGCTTCATCATTTCATCGGCATAAACCTGCTGGACGTGCTCGCGCACCTCTTCGCTTCCGACCATAGACGGCACCGCTGGCCCTCGAAGCTCCCTGATCGGCAATCGCTTCTTACCCACGCGCTCGAATACGCCAGTATGGCTGCCGGTAGTCGTCACAAACGCTCCGGGAATCGGCTTTTTTGCTCCGCCGCGGAATACGGCTGCCTTCACTGCCTTCGGCGGCCGCTTCAAACGGCGCTTAGGTGCAACCGAAAAGCGGATCAGAGGAATGGAATAGCCCTGGGAGGTCAAAGTAGCCTGCAGGTTTTTCCCCGCTGCCTTTCGCACCCTAATGGTCTCGACAACGTCTCCCTGTTTCACCACATAACGCTCACGCGTCTTCCGTCCAGCTTCCGTCTTTGCCCGCTGCGTGGCGCGGTTTAAGCTGGACAAGAACGCCCGATAGAGCGCTTGTCCGTCTGCTTAAGTGCCCGGTTAACCTGCTGGAAATTGTCCTTTATCTGGAAGAAATCACTCATGGCCGCACACCATTCGCCTGCAGGACGATCTTCAAAACGCCAGTGTCATTCGATACACCTTTGACGGTATACCGTAAGAAATCCAAATAAAAATTCTGGTCAACCCGGGGGGTATAGGCCAGAATTTTTGGATCGATATGAATGATTGCGTTATGCGCGGAGACGCCGTCTGCGCTCTGAATTGGCCTGCCGTCCAAAGTGAATTTCTCCACGATCATGGGCAGTTTACGGTCCAGCTGACCAGCCTTCCGCGCTTCATCAGTGAAGGTAGTAACGGTGTGGACTTCGGCGAATTCGTTCGAGTTCATGAAGACCGACTGCACGTCTTTTACCAGTTGGTCGCGGAAATTCATAGTACCGCCCCCTGCTATTTGTCCGCCGCTTCTTTCTTCTTGTCCTTCTGCTCCTCAACAACATTGAGGCTAACCAGACGTTCAGCCTCTTCCTTTTTCAAGCTTGCGATTTCTTCTCCAACAACATACGAACGTCCGTTATGCCGGACCGTGCCTTTAACAACAATAAATGCCATGGATAATATCCTCCTTTGATTACATTACTTTTGCGACAGCCCAGCCGTTTACATCCACAGGGATCGGGAATGGACGGGAGAGCAGTTGCAGGTATCGAGCAGCCGGCTCCTTGCTTGTCCAGGACTGCGGCGTAGTTTTGGCTTTCACGTATTGGAACGCGCCATTGTCTCCCATGATGAGGTTTGCACCATATGCAAATTCGAACGGCTTTCCATCTGGGAGCATAGCGAGAGTTCCTTTAGGGATAAAGTCAGTTTCCTTACCTTCATCGTTTGTATAGCTTGCAATCAAACTATATACGTGCAGGTCTACCTGCTGCAGATATCCGTGATAAGTGACCCCGTCCGGAAGCATTTCCTGATTAAGGTTGCCCGCCATGAGCACAGCGTTGTTATTGATCTTTGCAAGTTCAATTACCTTCGGATGCCGCATAATGCGCTCGCCGACCTCAAAAGTCGTAAGGATTTTACGTGGCGTGCGTCCGCTCTTCTGCATGACTGTACGCTTGATGTCACCGAGAATTCCGAGTACATCAGCGTTGTCATCGGAGAATAGATCGGTGCCCGAAAGAGTGAAAATATTTTCGAAATCAAAGTCGAGCTCTTGGCTGACACCTTCACCGACTTGTGTAACCTTGCCCGTGAACATCAAACTGGAGGCCATTTCACCCTTACGCTGAGTGATGGATTCCATCAAGTCGACCAAATCCTCTGCCAGCAATTTTTGAGCCCGCGTCTCATAGCTATCCGGATTGTAAAGACTTTCTCCGGCCTGCCGAATCTTGAGGTCGTGGGTCGTGATCACTCGCATCGGTTTTACCAGTGCAGGTTTGTACTGCTTGGCCGTAAAGCCAGTACGCAGGATCACTTTACCAGGCATGAGTTCATTGACGTATGGCGCCAGTGGCTTGTGCCCTTTTTTCGTTTGGATCTCGATCTCTTCTTTGTCGAAGATTTCACCTTCGGAGAAGAATTGATCCAAAATATATGTGCTAGGTTCCGGCATAGCCTCAACCACACGGAACAAGTACGGGAACGAATAAATATCTCTTGGCATTGTGTATGCTCCTCCTTATTTTACGACTCGTTTTGTGATAATTCCGATTTTCCGCAGCGCATCTTCGTGCTTGTCGATCGTGTCAGTGCCACCGAATTTCAGTGCAGATCGATTGAATTCACCATCCGTATAAGCCACCGCGCGGACATCCTTTGTTGTCGCGTCGACCTCGACGTCAGCCAGTACAGCGTAGGGGTCCTGCGATCCGTCCGTTTTCGAAGAATCGACAGGGGCTGTTACGGGCGTGCCCGCATAAAGATCGGACTCTGGGAGTTGAGAAACTTTCCCGATAACAGTGCCGCGAGTGAGCGTCCCGGATCCGGACTTAACAATAACCGCAATGGCTGTCGGTGGCTTGACACCACCTGCAAACAAATCATCGAATTTAAGGCTTTCATATGCCGGCATTAGATTCGACCTCCTTTTTTGTTGATCAATTCGGTTGCGTATTTAACCATGTTTTCAATAGATTCAGCTTCTTCAGCAGCTTCGTTTGCTGCCGGATCGGCCTGTTTCGAAACGACATTTGCCACATTGCTAGTTTCGGAGTCTTTTTGCCGGTTTGTGCCCTCTTGCTTCACGCGATCTGCAGAAGCCTTGATAATTTTCATGGCGACATCGCCAGCAGTCTCCCCGTTCTTAATGGCCTCCTTGATGAACGGCGCGGCTCCTGGAGCATCGGCCAGATCGTTCAACGCGGCAATCCGATTGCGTTCTGCATTAATTGCAGAAGTCATGATTTCATTGACCAGGTCAGGGTGTTTTTCTTGCAATTCTTTGAAATTCATTGGCTTTTCGCCCTCCTTATCATCGTTGGTGGTAGTCGGCTCGGTTTGAATCCGGGCTGCAGCCACCGGCTCAGTTTTGGTCATACCTTTCTCTTCCAACAGCTTGTTCTTTAAACGCTGAACGACGTCTGGAGAGAGGCCGGATGGAGTTGCCGAATTCGTAACAAGGACCTTGCCTTCATCGAACATAATCAAATCGGCAAAGCCATTCTTGACGGCCTCCTGTGCATTCATCCAAGTCGTTTTATTCATCAAATCAAGCAATTCATCCCTGGTTTTACCTGTCTTGAGAATATAGGCGTTTGTAATCCCCTCGTCTGTACTTTTCAACAGGTTATAGTTGGAGGCGTGGTCGTTCTTGTCGCCCCAGGTCCCTGTTGCAGCGTTATGGATCATCATTTCCCCGGTAGGAGCAATGTGAACTTCATCAGCCCCCATAGCCATAAATGAGGCTGCGCTTGCAGCAACCCCTGTAATTTTGGCGATGGTCTTACCCGGGTACTCTTTGAGAGACGTATACATTTCCGAACCGTGCCAGACCGATCCACCAGGAGAATTGATGTACAGTTCGACGTCTTCTCCAGCAGCCTCTTCAAGGCGTTTATCTAAGATAGCAGGAGTCATATATTCTATCCCGAGCCAATCATAGATCCAGGCATCATCGCTGCCGATGATCTCCCCATTAATTTTGATTTTCTTTGGCATTTTGTTCTTCACCCCCTTCCTCGGCGGGATTTACTTCGTCCGGATCCATTTCATCTTTCGGCGAAACATTTTGAGCGCCGGCAGAGTCGAGACCTAAATCAGCAAGGCGCGCCTTTTCATAGGCCCGCTGCTCAATGTTCTGCTCCCACGAGCCGCCCGTCAGTTCGGCAGTCTCCCGCTCGGCTGTCGAGAAGTTGTTTGCGATCCGCGTTACAGCAGCATCAACCTCTTTGGTCGGGTCGAGTAGACCTTGGCTCGGACCGTGCCATTCCGCCCGCGTGTAGGCATGAAAAATAGCCGGGTCATCAAAGATGCCAGGCGCGTCGATCCTTCCTTTGGTAACTGCCTCCACGAACCATTCCTCATAGATCGGCTGACAGAACGACTTCGCCAGCCAAGACCTGCGCATTCGGTACATCTTCCAAGCCTCAAGCAAAGCGCCGCGGCTTGCAGAATAAGAGGACGTGAACTGCTTTGTCAGAATTTCAAACGGTAACTCCAGAGCGGCCGCAATCTGCCTCAATAAGGCGTTCACGAATGCAACATAGTCCGGATTCGGTCGTGTTGGGTTTGCAAATTCCACATCTTCGCCAGGATCAAGGTACACAATTGCCCCTCGGCCCATCTTGATGTTGTCGCCGCCCGTCCCCGGGATCGGTTCCTGATACTGGTTTTCGGTCTCAGGCTCTTCCATGCCGTACATGCCGTCGTCTTCCTCAGCAGGTGACTTAACAAAGACGGTGTACATTGCCGAAATGACGGCGGCCATCAGTTCTGCCTCTGTATACTGGTTAAGCTGTTTGAGTGATTCAATGATCGGTGCAATCACAGGGATTCCCCGGCGTTGTCCCGGTCTTTCAGCTTCAAACAGGTGGATGACGTTAAGTCGGCCAGTGAGAGCCCCGTACTTTTCAACCCGCACCCAATCATTCGGTGACACGGAAACCTTATCGCTTCCAGGGTGCTGATTTGAAAAATGATAAGCAATCACCATTCCGTCGCCATCCACCTCTACTCCGGACTGAACACGATCCGGATTCTCTAAAGCTACATTTGGAGGTGTATCGCAGCGGTCCGCTTCAATCAAATTGATTCGCAAATCATATACAGAATGCTTTCGCGGCAGCATTGGCAACAGGCCGAACACATCGCCGCTCATAAGCGTGGATAGAAAGGCCAATGATTGCAATTCATAAAAGTCGTTCAGCCCAGCAGCGTCGCATTTGGTAGTCTCGGCCCACATGGACCATTCCCGGTAAATGCTGTCGCGAAGCTTCTTCTCCTGACTCTTGCTCAGCTTGAGAAATTCGGAGTCAAACGCCGGCTTCAAGCGAAGCCCGGTCCCGACAATATTTGTCCGCAACCCTTTATGAGCAGCTGCGACGATATCCGACCCCATGTGCAAATCGCGTGCGCGTGCTCGTAGTTCAGTCAGGTTTTGGTGGATATCAGCGTCGGCGTCCCCGATCGGAGTCTGCCACATGACCATTGATTTCTTCGTCTGGCTTGCTCCGTGCCGCCCGTAACCTTTTCCATAACCGGAAAGGACATTCTTGACCGCCTCATGTCTTGCGGCTTCGGCGCGGGCCGCTGCTCGCCGCTCTGCCCAACCAGGAGCCACGGCCCCGATCATCTTATCGAGCACATTCATAGATCAAACGGGGTAATGCTCCGCACTTTGGTTCTGCGTCGACCCGACTCCAATTCATCAATGATGCGGCCATAGTATTTCTTTCGTTCTTGTATGATCGGCATGTCAACACGCGTCAAGGTGCGCCCCGCAATACTGTAGGATTTACTTGTTGCCAGAGCGATCTCAGCGTCATGCCACAGCTTGTACATCGCGCGGGCTTCTTCCAGTGACATTCTTGGCATTCCCCTTTCACCTCCCTTCAAGCGCAGATTAAATGCTGCTGGAGACCCCCTGCTTTCTCCGTTTTTTCATAGCAGCCCCTCCACCTGGCAGCACCTTCGGTCCGTTTGGCTGGCGCTCGATCGGCAAAGACAGGTTTGGTCGGAGTATTTCGATGACTGCCCGATTATAGACAGCAAGGTCAAACGGTTCATTTCGGTCGCGGATTTTCTTCCATGTCTTGTACTTTTGGCCGCCGATTATTTGATAAACGGGAGCCTCAGCAGTCAGACCGAGAAAATATTCTTCTGTATATCCCTTCTCCTCCCCAGGGAAATGGCAATACAGTGGACCTGGCTCCGTCACATTGAGGCTGTCAAAGATTTTTACTTTCCCGTCGTCCACTCCTAAGCTCCAGAGTATAGCTCCTTCCCGCTGCGTCTTAGATCGCTTATAGATAAACGGGATATGCTTAGCGGTCTTAGGAGTGATCCCCTGCCCTTTAATCGCGTATATATGACGGTAATTGCGCGACCTTGTAAATTCGTATACCTCTTTGGTATAGTGGCCGCCGGAGTCAATGCATGCCCCGATAATACGGAATTCTCTCCCGCCTTCACCAATCCATGTTCGGCAAAGAAATTCGTCGAGTTGTCTCCAAATCTCAGGACTGTCGAGATTCCCGTAAATACGATGATATTCAATGCCCCATGACTCTTTTCCGGCACCCCAGCCTTTACTTCAATTTCGAACCGGTCATCCTGGGTATCGACTGCAGCGGTGATAACCTTGACACCCGGCGGAACATCGTATGGATAATCTTCCCGACGGGCGGCCAACGATTTATCGTCGACCCCTTTCTTCTCAGTCTCCCATGGCTCGCCTAAAACGGTATTAACGAAAACCTTGAGCTTGTCTACACCCTCTCTTTTCGCAACCAAAAAAGCCTTAGCAACCTCGCGCCAATCTGACCACGGGCTGGAAAGCTGATTAATATGGAAACCGCGTCTTGTTGAATGCTCCTTGCGGGCGATCCATGCCCCTTCCCCGCGCTTCCATTCCTTTTCAGAGCCGAGCATCCCGCAATACATGCAGCGATGCTCCGCCTTTGTCACCACGATTTCCCCGCTTTCGGAGATGTAATGCTCATAGACAATCCCGTCTTTGAACCGCAGGGGCTGTAATTCTCCACAATGTGGGCAAGGGAGGCACCATTGTTCCATGGTGCTGTCCTCATAGAGCTGATAAATGCGGGAGGTTTCTTTATCAACCGGAGTGGATACGAACAAATGACGCCGTTTGTGCCGGAATGTCTTTGTCCGTGCGGTCGCCAGCGCAATCGGGTCCCCTTCTTTCCCCGAAGAAATCGGAAAACGGTCGACCTCGTCGCAAAGAACGATCTGAACCGGCCTCGAAGACAATCCGGCAGGAGCATTCGCTCCTACAATCGTCACGTAACCACCGGGAAACGACTTTTCTTCGATAGTATTGCTGCTGTCCCGGGATTTCGCGACGCCGACCTTCTTCCGGAGCACTTCGCTGTTGTTGATCATGGGCGTAAGGCGCTTCTTGGAGTAAGCTTGGATCAAGTCCTCGTTCGGTAGGACGTGCATGATCGGGCATGGCTCCTGGTCGATATAAGAGCCAGTTACGTTCAGCAAAAACTCCGTCTTCCCGACCTGTGCCGACGCATGATAACGACTTCTTGCCAGTGTTCGATGGAATCCATGATCTCCCGTTGATACTCCGCCCGGGAAGTCCGCCAAGGGCCAGCTTCCGCGCTGCTCTCCGTGGTAAGAACCCTGTTCGTGTCTGCCCATTCCGACACCGTAAGCCGCCGACGCGGCTCCCATTGCTTATTTGCTCGGGCGAATAATTCAACTGTCTTCCGGGCTACCATGGTCTATTTCGCCCCCAATCTGGTCCGGAGTGTACTTCGCCAGGGCAGACAGCGCGGTTTCGATTTCTCGACGAACTACAGACTCAACAACGTCGGCTGGCTCGTTCTCGCACTCCGTCGCGATCCGGCTCGGCACACCCAACAGCCGGGATTTGGTAGTCAGAATGAGGTCAGATAGAAGCAGTTCCACGTCCGCAGCGGCATGGAGGTTCCCTTTCAAATGCTCCAGCTCGAGAGCAGCCTTTTCGGCCTTGGTTTTTTCATGTTCGGTCCTGTAATCGATCAATTTCGGCTTTTTATCGTTTTCTTTCCCGCCAAGTAGATGTTCAATATAACGTTGAATGTTCTCATCCAGTCTGTACTTTCCCCTCGACTCCTGAACAAGTACGCCTTCCTTCGTCAATTCGCTTACCCATTGACGGGATTTGCCGATAATTTTGCAAAAAACCATCGTACCTACGATCAAATCATCCTTTACATCTCCTTTCGCCATTAAAATCCACCCCACTTTACATTTCTTTGTCTAATTGGCCCCGGTTTGATTTGACCGCAATAATTCGAAGGCAAAAATAAAAATGACGGCATTTGACGGCTCGTCATTGTCAATGTCAATCAAATTTTCGAAAATAAAACTGACCGAAAATCGGGGTCGTCCGCACCCGCACCCAACCTCGACCGCCAGAAGGACCCATCGCCGAAAATTTGGCCCCTCTCAGCCGTTTTTATCCTCGTCCCGTCTCTTTGTTCATCTTCACATCAGAACGCCTACAAGGGCCATTTCCGTCGGTCTGACGACGTGCCCTTGAATATATCATTAACATAGTCTGCAATGGACTTCTTCGTCCCTCGGCCGGTCGACACGTAATCATCATCGATCTTCCAAGACTCTTCGAGTGACTCCGCAGTATCTCTAAAGACAATGCGCGGCCTCAACGAACGGTGAACTTCTGCACAGATAGACGGCATTGCTGCAATCGTCATATCTACTGCCACGCCGCTATCACCAAACTCGTCAACGAATGCATTGTACAAATCCTTAGCGGCAGCTGCGATGCGTTTCGCGGGTTCAGCGTCAATCTTAATCTTGTCGTCCATGTCGTCTCTCCTTCCGATTACGTGGTGCCGGCTTTGCTGCATTCTTCGTTTTCCTGATCAGCCATCGGATCAGCTTCATCTTTCACCACTCTCCACAGGGTTCCTCGCAATCGCAGCATTAGCCCAGAACATAGCCTGCTCTAGGTTCGTCATCGCCAGCGACTTCTCGCGGCTATTCGGAACCAACTCGTCAATTAAAACCGCAAGCCCTTTCGCACGGCTGCGGATGGCTTCGTATTTTTCCGGCTGTCCTTCCTTTGGTGCATGGTATCTAAAATTGTTATCGATTTGTGAATTCATATTGATTGCTCCTTTTCCCAAAATAAAAAGCCACTCGTATGAGTGAACCTTGGTTTATCCCACATCAAACCGCCTTGGTGCGGTATGCAGGAACGCGATGATATTCCCATTGTTGCTCTTTGGCAGATTCTCGAAATGATCCCTTACCTCTGCCTCCCATTCGTCCGCTGTAACTCCAAAGGACTGCAGTTCCTCTATCCGTTCGCTTATGCTTTGATATTGCTCTTGTGTTATTCTCATGTGCTGTTTGTTCTTCTTCAAAGCAAAGTGTTTCAGATAGGTTTGAAAGAAGGGATTTTGTATGGTTTTAAAATCGATGTATTTATTAAATCTTTTATCATTCGTTAGTATATTATCATTAGTTACTAGCGTTGGATTTTCCACAACTGGAAAACCCGATTCTGGACGTAATGACGGGCTTTCGTAAATATCGAGTTCCCAAGACATGATTTTCCCGCGCTCATTTTTGACCGCGTAACGATGGACATAACCAAACTGCTCGAGCTCCTTCATACCGCTGCGGATGCTGTCCTTTTTCTCCGTGGTGTGCTTCATCAACTCGTCCAGATAAAAGCGGAAATGGTCCGGCTTGGTCAGCATGTAGGCGAGCAGGCCGCGGGCCTTAAAGCTGAGGCGTGCGTCCTGCAGGGCTTCGTTTACGATCCGGGTAAATGGTGGCGGGTCCTTACCTGTCTTTTTTACTCGATGTGTTGCCACGTCACTCCCCTCCACATTCGTTTCATACGGTAAACACAGATGTGTCGATTGCTGACATCATCGCAAGGTGGCCGGCTGCGCTCGGGTGGATTCCCAGATTATCCGTGGTCAGCACCATTCCCTGCTTCCATATACCGCTATTCCGCGCAGTTTCAACAGTGTCCGCGGTCTCAAAGTAACCGCTGAGAGGAGCGGGGGTGGTGCGGACCCAGTCATTTATTCGGACACGTACAGCTTCGTTGCCCCTAACCTTTTGATTTCCCTCCGTCGCCCATCCGTCCGTACTATCGGTCACCGGAACCAACGTGCAGGCGTAGACTTTCATTCCTCGGGATGCGAGTTCGTTGTAGATGTCCAACAGGTTCCCCTGGATCTCTTCGAAGCTTCTTCCCTGGTTAACGTCGTTGATCCCGTGTTCGACCACCGCATGCGTGAATCCTTCCGTGACGCGGATGCGGAACTTACGCCGCATACCCACAAAATGGCGGGTGGCTTCCCCGGATATACAAAGCTGAATAGCCGAAGCTGTTATTCAGCGCCCGTACCATAAATCCGTAATTGTCCCCACCTACGTTCGCATTGATCGGGTTCCTGTCGCCTGCGCCCCACATGATACTGTCGCCAATAAGGGCAACCGATGGCTTAGGCTCTCTCGTTTTCCCATGGATCGCCAGCGGCGTGAACCCGTAGACTCCGACCGCTGCGCTTTGGTAGACGCGCCACTTTGCGGTACCGTCCGTCAATTCCTCGCCATCCGTCGTACTGGACGGTTGGGTCGCGCCCGTTGTGCCAGCGGCAATACATTTCAGCATGTACTTCCAGTCGGATGTCCGCCTCCAAGCGCCTACGGTCACGGCCTGATTTGCCGCCCAAAACGGAGTGGTGCCCCAATTCCAAACAAACTCCTTATCCATCGTCTTGTCGCCCAGAACACCGGACTCCCCGCTTACATCCTTTTGCAAGTACATGCCGCCCGGCCAAATACCTGTATCCGCGGCGACGTATGTGTAAACGAAAAATTCTTCGCCCTTCGAAAAACTCAGACCCATCGGATCGGTGAGCACAAGACCACCCGGCCCAATCGTCGCAAGGGACTCGCCCCGGATGGTCAAAGGGATTCGCGTCCATTCTGGTCCGTCTTTCTTTTCCAGCACGACTTTAACTTTGATGTCGTTGTCAATCAGCTTGTCATCCGCGCCATGGAAATTGCCATACATGAGTCGGATATCCGTAAAGTCATACGCAGCCACATGTCTGGATTTATAGGTCGAATCCGGTTTGACTCCAAACCCGCCGTTATCGTTCGACCTGTGGTAGGCCGTGGCACGCGTCGCCACCGCCGCACAACTGTACCTCTTGTCCATGTTCCTTTTTTTAATGTCCGAAGCTATCCCAAGAGCTGCCTTTCCGTAATCCATTACGTGCTCACCGCCTTACCCTTGATCGTAACGTTGCCACCGGCGACCGCGCCGATCCGCGTTCGGAAGGAATACCCCGCCGGGATCTCCACCTGCCAGCTTTCAGGTGCTGTACTGCTGCCGCCTGTCGTCTGGGCGCCAAACTTGGTCGGATCAGCCACGTTAAATGCCGTGACCGGGATATACACGCCGCTCGGTCCGGCCAACTCGAAAATGATCGTTCTACTCGTGCTGGTCCCTGTAACCTCGAACGTCAGCGCATAGTTACCGTCCGTCGGTGCAAACGGCGTTCCGTTTCCCGCAGCCGTGGCGGCGTTTTGAAGCGTCACGTCCAGTGCGGCTGCTTTAATTCTTACCTTCTGCGTGCCGTCTGGATCATAGCTATCGGCCGGGTTTACGATCTCGCCCGCGCTGTTATATTGCAGCCCCGGGACCGGGGTGTTATAGTACGAACTCGCCATGACATTTCCAACTCCTTCTCCACCGATTATTTCGGCTCTCTTTTGAGATAGTGCTTTGTATGCCTCATGTTCAGGGGTGCCCGGCTGCTGCATCCTTCGCCGGATCGTCGGCAGCAGGTGAACTGGAATCAACAGCCTCTGCAGCGATCCAGATGACCGAAGCAAGTCGTACACCCTCCCGGGGATTCCATTTGAAAAGACCTGATTTTGTATCAGGCCGGCTTTCGGCAGCGATGGGCCGACGTATATCGATTGGTTTCTGATCATCTGGTTGCGGGCACCTCCTCAAATTTATGTATAAAATATTTATCCCCGCCCGACAGCAGCTGGCCAAGCGTACTGCCGGGGCTTACGGGATGGATGCCCCATGCGAGCCTACAGTACGTATAAATGCACCATCAAACAGCCGCACAGGGTATATATGTGAAGCACCCCGGGAAAACCCAGTGTGCGGTCACCAAAAGAAAAGGCGGATCATCCCGACCCGCCCGCGCCTCACCTCCGACAGTGTTTTGCAACTACATATTGATCGGAGGAAGCAAATAACCTATTCGACTTGATGGAAAACCGAAGCGGGATCTTTCACCACTCAAATAAAAGAGGCCGGCACATTGTCCGACCTGGTAGGCAGGGCGTTCACGCCCCTGTGGTGTCCTTCATTCGATTTTCCATGATACAAATATACAGCATACAAAGTCCAATAACACGCAATGTTTCCGCATTTTTTTCACAATGTTTTCGTAAAAGTTTCTGAATTTTTATTTTCAATCACATCAGTTCTTCTTGAGAACGATAAGAACAAGTTCCCTGATTAAACATATCCAAAGCCGACTCATCAGTGAACCCAGCTAAATTACTACAATAAATTTCATTCCCCTCTTGATGAATGCCTGCTATATACTTTTCCCTATCATTCCAAATCTCATGATGCCAAGTGTTAAACGTTGTCCCGCCGAGATTGATCTGACCATCTATACGAACAAGGAAACGTTCCCCGTCCTCCGCCAATATTTTTTTATTTTCGTTCGGTCTCGTCGTTTTAGAGTCTTCATCGATTGCTTCCATTGCAGCTCCGATCGTTGGATAAGTACTACCCTCCGGCCGACTGTATAATGCAGGAACTGCTTTGTAATCCAAGCAGTCACCTGCTCCAGCCCCGTTGAGAATTTGTATTTTGTATCCCCGATGTTCTTTGACGGTTACCCATTCTTTTTTCATATAATGAACCTCCTTGTTAAGCTTGTTTATTTTATGAACCAATATCCCAATAATTGCTGAACCTCCGTGTATTCTTTACCGTTGATCATGGTAGGATGATAACAGTGTGAACCAGAAATGAAGAAGCGACCGTCATGTTTATAAATAGTCCGAAGGAGTTTCTTTTTCCACGGGTTCATCCCTACCCGCCTTACTTCCTGTTTATCAGCAAGCTTTTCCATAAAGACATCCCCCTCAAATGACCAAAAAAATGAAGCACACATTTGTTGTGTGCTTCAAATTATACTACTAACGTTATGCA